TCAGGCATGTTCCGATTTCCATTTATACAACAGTTCAAGCGCTTGCAGCGGGGTAAGTTCATCCGGCTTGAGTGTGCGCAATATGTCGACCATGGGATGCGCGGCACTGGCAAACAGGTCACTTTGCAATGGCGCTTTGCTGGCAAGGCGGGGTGCTTGGCTCTGCTGGTTAAGGCTCTGTTGTTCAAGCTGCGCCAGGTGCTGCCGAGCGCGTTCGATGACCGGTTTGGGTACGCCCGCCAGTTGGGCCACCTGCAGGCCGTAGCTCTGGCTCGCTGGACCGGGTAGTACGCTATGCAGGAACACGATACGTTCATTGTGTTCGGTGGCATTGAGGTGCACGTTGGCAACACCTGCATCGGTATCGGCTAGGCTGGTGAGTTCGAAGTAGTGGGTCGCAAACAGACTGAAAGCGCGTATCTGACCCAGATACTCTGCCGCCGACCAGGCCAGTGACAAGCCATCAAAGGTGCTGGTACCGCGGCCGACTTCATCCATGAGTACCAGGCTGGCATCGGTTGCGTTGTGCAGGATGTTGGCGGTTTCACTCATCTCGACCATAAAGGTCGAGCGGCCGCCGGCCAGGTCGTCGCTGGAGCCGATACGGGTAAAGATGCGGTCCACCAGCGAAAGTTCGACGGCCTGGGCCGGCACATAGCTGCCGATATGCGCGAGCAGCACAATCAACGCGGTCTGACGCATATAGGTCGACTTACCGCCCATGTTCGGGCCGGTGATGATCAACATCCGCGTGTCGGGGTCCAGCAGCAGGTCATTGGCCACAAAGGGCCCATCCAGCACCTGCTCGACCACGGGGTGGCGGCCCTGCTGAATGTGCATCTGGCTGCCCTCGACAAACTGCGGGCGACAATAGTCCAGCGTGCTCGCCCGTTCGCTCAGGGTGGTCAGCACATCCAGTTCAGCCAGGCTGCTGGCGGTGTCCTGCAGGACCGCAAGATCATCGTTGAGCCGGTCGATCAGCGCCTCGTAGAGCAGTTTTTCCCGCGCCAGTGCTCTGCTGCGGGCGGACAGAGCCTTGTCTTCAAAGATTTTCAGCTCGGGCGTGATAAAGCGCTCGGCGCCCTTGAGGGTCTGGCGCCTGATATAGTCGGCTGGCGCCTGGGCCGACTGCCCGCGGGACAGCTCGATAAAATAGCCATGTACCCGGTTATAGCCGACTTTCAATGTCGACAGGCCGGTGCGCTCGCGTTCGCGGTTTTCCAGATCGATCAGATACTGGCCGGCGTTCTCGCTGATATTGAGTAGTTCGTCCAGCTCGGCATCGTAGCCGGGCTTGATCACGCCGCCGTCGCGAATCACCGCAGGCGGGTTTTCAATCACCGCGCGTTCCAGCAGTTCGGCCAGGTCAGGGTAGGTACCGACCTGGGCCGCCAATTGCCGCAGGTGCGGGGATTCCAGAGGCTGCAGGGCCTCTTGCAGGCTGGGCAGGGTAGCCAACGCATCGCGTAGGCGCGCCATGTCACGCGGCCGCGCGGAGCGCAGCGCTACGCGGGCGAGAATCCGCTCTATGTCGCCAATGCCTTTGAGCACCGGCTGTAAGGCTTCGTGATAGTGCTGATCCAGCAGGGTGCTGATGCTGTCCTGGCGCGACTGCAGCACCGCTGCATCGCGCAGGGGGCGATTCAGCCAGCGCGACAGCAGCCGGCTACCCATTGCCGTGGCGGTATGATCAAGCACGTCGAGCAGCGTGTTGTCGCGGCCACCCGCCAGATTGCAGTCGATTTCCAGATTGCGGCGGCTGGCGCTGTCAATGATCACGCTGTCTTCGAAGCGCTCCAAAGTCAGGGCGCGAATATGCGGCAGGGCGGTGCGCTGGGTTTCCTTGGCGTAACTCATCAGCGCGCCAGCGGCGCCCAGGCCCAGTTTCAGATCCTGGCAGCCGAAGCCGACCAGATCCTTGGTGCCAAACTGCTGGGTCAGCAGCTTGAAAGCGCTATCGCGATCAAACTCCCAGGGCGCACGCCGGCGTACTGCGCGGCGGCGTTCGATCGGCGTGTTGCTCTCCCAGTCATCGGGTATCAGCAGTTCAGCCGGGGCCAGACGCTCCAGCTCACCTAGCAAAGTCTCCCAGCCGGCCAGCTCCATCACGCAAAAGCGGCCGCTGTTGATATCCAGCGTCGCCAGGCCAAAACCGCGTTCGCTGCCCACCAGCGCGGCAAGCAGGTTGTCCCGCCGCTCGTCGAGCAGGGCTTCGTCACTGACGGTGCCGGGCGTGAGTATACGAACTACCTGGCGTTCTACCGGTCCCTTGCTGGTGGCCGGATCGCCGATCTGTTCGCAGATCGCCACCGACTCGCCGAGTTTGACCAGCCTGGCGAGGTAGCCTTCGGCCGCATGGTAAGGGATGCCGGCCATGGGAATCGGTTGCCCACCTGACTGCCCGCGCGAGGTCAGGGTAATATCCAGCAGTCTTGCGGCCTTTTTCGCGTCGTCGAAAAATAGCTCGTAGAAATCGCCCATGCGATAGAACAGCAACTGCTCTGGATGATGCTGTTTGAGCCCAAAATATTGTTGCATCATGGGTGTGTGCTTAGACGTTTCTTGATTATCTTTGCGCATCAGTTACTTAGGTTCTGTGTGTAAATTTTATGGGGCAGTATTGGGGCATTTTGTTTGCGTTTCCATTGCTTGCCAGATCCGCAGTAGCTCACCTTCAGACGCTTCATCCATCCACTTGCCGTACACCTGCACAAGCATGGTGAAGTCTTTGTGCCCCATCTGTTTTGCGATGAATGCAAGGTTACCATGCGCGGTGATGCACCAGCACGCGAAGGTGTGGCGGGTTTGGTAGGGTTTGCGTGGGCGGATTCCGGCGCGGCGTTGGATGTTGCTCCACTTGGTGTTCCATGCGGTGGGTTGGAACCAGTCATTGACGCTTTTGCGGCGGGCCTGCAGCTTGGGTGACAGCAGCGGGGTGATGATGTCTGTTCTGCTCTGGTGCCGGTTGATGGCTACTTCTACTGGCTGGGGCGCGCTGCCTTTGGCCAGGCGCAGCAGTACGCGGGCGGCGGCGACGGCCGGGGGCAGTAGCAGCACGGTGCGGGGCTTGCTGGTTTTGGGTACCTTGAAGGTGCCACGGCTGGTGACTGAGCGCTTTACTTGGACGCTGGCTTTGGCTAGGTCCAGATCCTCGACGGCCAGGCCGCAGAGTTCGCCGGGGCGCAGGCCGGTATAGACCATGAAGGTGATGGCGGCGCTGTCTTGTTCGTGCAGGCAGCCTGTGTTGATCAGCTGGTCGAATTCTTCCCTGGTCAGCGGGTCGGGATCTTCTGTGATGTTTTCAAAGCGGTTGCACGCATCGGCCAGGCCGGGCTGGGCGTAGCCGTTCTTTTCCATCCAGTCCATAAAGCCGCTGAGCGTTGCCAGGTAGTGGTTGACGGTCGACGGCTTGCGGGTGCTGATCAGATCGGCGCGCAGCCGTTGCAGGTCGCGGGGCAGCAGGGCGCTGGCTAGCCTGTCTTTGCCGAGCGACTCAATGCACACGTTGAAGGCGTGGCGGTACCGGGATTCTGTGTCTGGGGTGATGTCGATCGCTTTCAGCGGTATGTAGATGGCGGCGAGTTCTGCCAGGCGTGCATTGCGATGGGTTGCGCTGCTGCCGGCGTGCTTTGACTCTGGGAATGCCTCTGCATAGTTGAACGTGCCCATCTTGATAGCATGCAGCACGGCCGCGCGCTTCTGGGCGGCGTGCTTGATGTTGGCCTTGGTGATCGGCAGGCCCAGCGTTTCCCTGTAGCGCTGGCCCTTCCACATGAAGATGATGCGCAGGCTGTTGCCGTGTTGCTCAACGCCTGGTGTGTTGGCCAGTTCGGCTTCTATGCCCCCTGCTATGCCGCGCTCTCTACCCACCGGTCCACCTCTTCCAAGTTGATGAATACTCTATTGTCTATTGCCTTGCGCCAGATCCGCCCCTCCGGCCAGGTGCCGTTTTTGACCTTGTGGCGGATGGCATCTTCGCTGTAGCCGGTCAGCTCAGCGGCGCGCTTGATCAGTACCCAGCGTGGTGAGTTCATTGGTGTTTGCTCCTGCCGAGTTCCTGGCGTTGCTTTGAGCAGCGGTCATGGTTGCCCTGGTTGCGTCGGCGCTGGCAGATGTCGCAGAGCTGGGGCAGGTCCAGGTTGCGGAGGATGATGGGTTTGCGTTTCATGCTCACTTCACACCCTCCAAGTAGTAATACGTGGTCGTGGTGGGCGTCATGATTGAGAAGGATTTTTGGCAGCACCTTTTCAGTAGTGCCTGGCCCAATGCCAACGCGTCTGCGTTGATGTCTACCGGCACTTTGTCGAATCGTGGGTAGTTGATCAGTCCGATGATGGCCCCCGATTCCTCGCCGCCGGTATATATATAATCGGTCGGCGTCACGGTTACGCAGAGGCCTGTCATGCAGTATTCGCGGCACACCTGCTTGATCTGTTGCAGGTCACCGGCGATGAAGATGCTCACCTGGTACGTCGCGGCCTGCATGCTGTTGTGGATTAGCCCGTTCATGCTGCCTCCCCTGTAAGCCGAGGTGGCGTGCTGCTTTCGTCGCACAGCCCGTAGGATGAGCTGCAAGCGCTGGCGTCTGCATTCTCGGTGAACAGGTCGTAATGAATGCCCCCCCTGGTCGTCTTCGACCATTCCACGGCCTGCCGAATGCTGGCCACTTCCATGATTTCCAGAGCTGACATATTGGCGATTGAGCCCTTCGGATGCTTGGCGTTGGAGCCTGCGAAAAAGGTAGCAGCCCCGCGCTTGCTCGCTTGTTGAACGATTTTTTCCCAGCGGTCGATACGGTCAATTGCTTCCGGGAAGCGCAGGGCGATTTCGCGCAGCTCATCCTTGCGGCAGTTGATGCAGGGCATGCACCCGACTCGGCCCATGCCTTGGGAGTAGAGCGGGTTGGGTTTAATGCCCATGTAGCGGTGGGCTTCAAATACGCCTTCGATATCCCACTTCAGGATCGGCCGGTAGTTGTACAAACCACCACCAACATAATCCGTCTCGGGCAGATAGCGGCGGTTGATCGATTCAGCAGCGCGCACGCCCTGCCAACTGATGATCATGCTGCTGGTTTCCATCAGGGGCATCACTACCTGTTCAAGCATCGGCTCTGTTTTAAGCTCTGAGGTGCAGAACTGGGCTTTGCGTGATGGGAACCGGCCTTTCCAGATGCATAGGTCCAGGAATGGGTTACCGGTTGGCTGGAGTACATCGAGTGCGGCTAGAACCACGCTCTCTTCTATGCCCTGGGCCCGCCATTTGGTTTCAATGAAGCGGCGCTTACCTTCGATCTGGCGGGTAAAGTCGGCTTTGACTCGAGTGATCTTTACGCCTGTCGCTTGCTCCAGGTAATCCAGGTAGGCATAAGTTTCATCGTGCTCATTGCCGGTGTCAGCGAAAGCGCCCTGCAGGTTGGGTACGTCCATGCACATGGCCACCAGCAGGGTGGCTGTTGAGTCTTTGCCGCCTGACACTGACACGACGTTGCGCTGCGGGCCGGTTAGTTCGTTGGTTGGAAGCCATGGCCAGTTGATTATCAGCTCTTTAGTGGGGATGAGATTCACGCTGCCACCTCCAGCTGCTCAACCGGCGCCGGCGGGTTGACTCGCAGTAGCGCTGCCATGGGGTAGGGGCTGACGCTGTTGCCTACCATTTTGACCTGGGCGGATTTGCTGAATGTGCGGCCGTCGTGGCCGTGGGTGTGAATGTAATTGCTGGGGAAGCCTTGGCAGCCGTAGAGCTCGGGTGGCTGGAGCATGCGCAGGCCTATGTCGATGATGACGTAGGGGTTGCCCTGGATGACGACGGTGACCAGTGCCAGGCGGTCTTTGGTAGTGATGGTGGGCAGTGGCGCGTTCGGCGCTGAGGTGTTGTCTGTGCCGTAGTAGCTCATCAGGAAGGCGGCAACGCGCAGGGCTTTTTCTTCGATCACTTCCGGTGACAGGGTGCATTCGACCACGGCGGTCTTGCCGCCACCGCCTGCGGTGGTTGTTGGGGCTGGCTGATCCATGACCTGGCCAATGCTGTTGCCGAACTGGCGCGACAGGAATGCAGTGGCGATCGCGTGGTGGGTGCCGTTGGCGTTGACGGTACGGAGCGGTTCATCAAGCTGGCGCACGTCGCAGTGTTGGTTCAGTTGCACCAGGTTGGCGGCGACCAGCTGCTGTTGGCTGCCGGTGTTGGTGATGGTGCTGGCTGGCTTGGTGAGTGCGTGCCCGGGCGTGGTGTTGAATCCGCCGTTCATTTGGGCGAGGTAGGCGCTGGCGATCGCATGCTTTACGCCGCCGGCGACTACGGTGCCCAGTGGCTTGTGGATGTCGAGCGCGCGCGGGGCCTGGCCTTGGCTTTCACCGTAGCCGGTTTGCACCAGCGTGGGCGCTGCCAGCATCATTTCGCCGCGGTGTGCGGTGGTGATGGTGGGTAGCGGTTTGGTTGGGTCGTTGATGCGGTCGCTGCCGTGGTGTGTGGCGGGCAGCAGTACGGCGCTGGCTACGCCCATGGCATGAGCTGCGCCGGCAGGTCGGGCGCAGTTGCCGCCGCTGGTGATGACGGGCAATGGTTCGTCCAGGCGCTGGCCTGCGTGTTGGCCACGGAATTTGACCAGGGTCGGTGCTGCAACGGCAATGCCGGGCGCGGTGGTGATCGTCCGGGCTGGTTCCAGCGCTGACCAGACGTTGGGCCCTCTGCCCGTTGTTTTGCTGTTGGCCACGTTCACCAGGGTCGCCACGCTAGTGATCGGCACAATGAACGGCTGGTTGGTGTTGAGCACGAACTTGTGAATGCCCTTGGCGATACGGCGCATGGTGGCGTCGGCCAGTGGGCGGGGTCGCTCGAAGATGGACGGGCAGGGCAGGGTGAAGTCGATATGCTCTGCTGCGGCCGGCCACTTCTTTTGGCCGCGCTTGGGCTTTTCAAAGTGGGTGGGCTCTGGCCAGTTGATGGGTTGGCCGTCGCAGCGGGCGACGAGGAACAGGCGTTCGCGGGTGGTGGCGGCGCCGAAGTCGCACGCTTTGAGCAGCTTGTGGTCGACCTGGTAGCCGAGCTGGCCGAGGTGCTGCAGGAAGGCGCGCCATGTTTTGCCTTTGCGCTTGGGGTCCGGTACCAGGAATTGCTGCTGCAGCGGTACGCGCTCACCGGGTGCGGCCACGCGGTTGATGGTTTTGCCGGTGGTGGGGCAGGTGATGCGCTCGAGCGTTACCACGCGGCCGGTGGCTTTGCAGCGCTTGGCGATCAGCGGGCCCCAGTTGCGGATCTGCATGACGTTTTCCATGGTGATCATGTCTGGCCTTGCCTGGCCTGCCCACATGCAGATGACCCACGACAGTGACCGGCTGGCGGTACTACGCGGTTGGCCGCCAGCTGCTTGGCTGTGGTGGGTGCAGTCGGGGCTGGCGTGCAGGTGGGCGACCTGCCTGCCCATGGTGACGGCCAGGGGTTTGACTTCGTACACGTCGCAGGTGAAGTGCCGGGTGTGCGGGTGGTTGATGATGTGCATGCTGACGGCGTCGTCGCTGTGGTTGACGGCGATATCAACGGGCATGCCGGTGGCCATTTCGGTGCCGGTACTGGCTCCGCCGCCGCCAGCGAAGAGGTCGACGCGGATTTTGTCGGCGTAGTTGAGTTGGTATTGGGTGTGGAGGTTCATGGCTTGGCTCCTTTGTGGGAGATGGCCACCTCAACCCAAGGCGAAAAAAACGACGCGGACCGGGCGGTCCATCGTGTCCATCCCCATCGTGGAGACCCCGGCAAGCGAGGTAGGAAATTGGCTTTCATCACTTGCCCTCCAGCAGCGCGCGCGCCTGGTCGTACAGGGCGCATTCGGTGCAGGGCTGGCCGGCTCTACCGTCTGCCCAGTCGGAATCCCATATGCCCGGTTCCGTGTGGCAGTGGTCGGGTGAGCCTTGGGGGCTGTTGTCCTCTTTGTTCCATGCGTCGACCAGGCCTTGGAGCAGGGCGCGGGGCATGGGTATTACTTCGGATTGATCTGCCGGTGCACTCAGCCGTGCAATTTCCTGCTGGGCGTCCCTGGCCATGATCCGGATCAGGTTCTTGGCCACTTGCTGAGCCTGTGAGCGGGCTTTCCAGCGGGTGAGTTGTTCTGATACCAGGACCGTGAGCTTTACGAAGTTGGTTTGAGTCACGGCTGTATCCTCCACTTGATGATCTCTTTGGCGGCGGCGCGGGTCTCTCTGTGGGCCTGGCCGTAGCCGCTCAGATGCCGTTCCCAATCGGCAATGTTGCTGTCGGCGTGCCTCAGTTGGTCGAGGTAGTACTGTTCCAGCCAGTTGTGATCCAGCACGGTGCGGCCGGATGATGTGTTGAGCTCGAACAGCTTTTGGGGATTGCCTGGCGGTACTACAACGACGGTGGCTTCAATGTCTTGGTGCTGGAGCCTGTAACGCAGATTACGGGCCTGTGGTTCGCTCATGCACACCACGCGGTCACCTGGTTGCAGGCTGTTGATCAGGGCGGCGGTGCGGCCTGTCTGGCGGGCGCTGTGAAAGTAAACCTGCACGGCGCCGCGTACGGCTGCGCCTATTCCGAAGGCGTCCATTAGTTGGCCTCCGGGGATTTAGCGTTCATTGCTGCGTCAATGGCTGCGCGTTGGGCTGCCAGGCATTGAGGCGCGCCTTGCTCCCATGCCCCGCAGAATTCGACGTGTGGGTAGCGCAACGTGCCCATGAAGCCTTCTTCTACATAGATTTCGAGGCGGTTGGAGCCCCAGGGCGGCGCCACTTCAGCTACTACCTTGCGGCAGTTTTGCAGCATGAATTCCAGCCGCTTTTCATCGGTTGTCTCTGGGAATACATACGTTCCGCAGAGCATGCCGAGGTCGTCGTCTTGCTCGTAGTGGTCCTTGTCGTCTGCGCCGGCGCGTACGAGCGCCCAGGCGATCATGAGGCCGCCGAGCAGGATCAGGCCGATGATTAGTTGGTTGTCAGTCATGGCTTCACCTGCCCGTTGTAGTCGGCTAGCAACACGTTGATGGGGTTGTCCGGGAACATTTGCTCCGGCATGCGAGTAGCTTGCAGTTCGCGGATCAGATGAGGAGCGCTGATCAGGCAGGTGAGTACTTCTTTCAGGGCGCTGCGGGTGACGGTGATTTTGTCCGTCTTCTGATCGGCCTGGGGAGCCGTTGCCACCGGGGTGCTTGCACTTCGGTACAGGGTTTCGCCTTCCTCGAGCTTTATCAGTTGCTCGATCATTTGGGTGCCGAACAGTTGGTGCTTTACTACCCGTGCGGCGGGGGTGAGTCCGGGCTGGCTGTTATGCATGGCCGCCTGAACATAGTTGGCGGCGTCCAGCAGCTCTTCCAACAGGTGCTGAAGCCATTGCTGTTGGGTCAGGTCGCTCCGTTCGGTGGTCACGCCGTACTTCTGCAAGCCGGCCTCGGCGCGCTCCAGCAGTAGCTGGCGGTTGCGTTCGACATTCTGGTCAGGTGCTGACACGGTCATACCTCCTTCTCGCATTCGGCGCGGAGCAGCAGCACGTCTATGCGCAGCTTCTGGTCCTGCAGGTTCTGGATGGTGCTGCGGGCTCGTCCGGCATCGCGATCGGTGAGCGTTGGTAGGCGCTTTTGCAGCAGCAGGATGTTGCTCTGGTGCGCGGCGTGCTGTTCGCTCAGTTCGCGCAGCTCTTTGAGGAAAGGCTTGCTCATGCTGCGGCGTCCTGTGCTGGCGTTACAGGTGCCGCTGCAGCAATCAGGGCGGGGCGGAGTTTGTCGGCCAGGCGCTTGGCGCTGTTGGCGAGGCGGTCGGCTTCTTTGGATGCGGCGAACTGCTGGGTGGCGTGGAGCGCCGGTGCGGCTATGCGTAGCTTTTCTGCCATCTGTTCGATGGTGGTGATGTCGCGCAGTGTGATGTATTCAGGGAATGGCGGGGCGCTTTGCAGTAGGGCGACTGCGCGGCCCAGGCGTTCGGCTTCCTGGTGCAGGGCCGTGTTGTCTCTGTGTGCGCTTTTCAATTCCGCTGTGACCTTTCGTACTTCATCAGCGTTCTGCTGTTTCAGTTTGTCGATGTCGCCCTGGTGCAGGTCTGCCTCTGCCCGCAGGCCGGCAATGGTGCTGCGCAGGGCTTCAAAGTGTTCCACGGTCACTTGGTTTTCATCGTCGCGGCCTTTGTAGTAGGCATCATTGCGGGCTTTGAATGCCCACGCAGCGGCTACCAGGGTGCAGGCGATGGCGATGATCAGGGCGCTGACGACAGTAGTGGTTAGGTCAATCATGGTTGTGTCTCCTGACCCGGCGCCGGGTACGTGGTGGGTGGACGGCGCCGGGTGGTTTGGCTGCGGTTGGGGCTATCAGGCGGCGAGCTTGAAGGTGCCGACGGTTAGCGTGGTATGTGCGCCCAGATCGTTCAGCAGTACTTGCTTGAATTCCTGGGCCATTTCTTCTTCTTGCTGCTCCTGCATTACCCAACGGGGAATGAGGGTGGGCTTGTCACCGGTGCGGATGCTGAGGCGCAGCACGAAGGTGCGTTCGCCGAGGCCGTCATAGGGAACGGTGGTGAACAGCAGATCGGCCGGTTGCTTCTCGGCGTGGGCAGCTTCGATGCTGTCCATGCTGCTGCGGGTGGCGCCAAAGTTGCTTTCAGTGCTTGTGCGCTCCGCAGTGGCCTTGACGGTGATGGAGCGGATCTTCTGCACAGCAGCAGAGACCTCCATGATTTCACCCTGGGCATCGATCACTTGCAGGTAGCTGTTCCAGTCTTCCATCCATTCGGCCAGTTGGGTCTGGCTGAGGTGTTGGCCGGCGATCTGCTGCATGGCCTTGAAGGCGGCGGTGGGCTTGAGTATCAGCAGGGCTTCATCATCGGCGTGGCCGGGCTCTTCGATATAGCCCAGGTTGAAGATGACGCTGCAGGCCATTTTGTCGGCATCGATAAAACCGTCTGCGTTTTCTTCTTTGTGCTCTTCGACGTATTTGCAGAAGTCGGCGATGGATTCAGTGCGCAGCTGGCCACGGAAGCGGCTGCGGAATTGCTGCAGGTGCTCGATGTTTTGCAGCTTGAAGCTGCTCGGCACCAGGATGGCCGGGGTGAACGCTTCAACCACTTTGCCGCTGGCCACGTGGGCGGTTTCGGTGAGCTGGTTGAGCGTGTCGAGTGGTAATGGCATTGGGTACTTCCTTTTGGTGGGTGGATAGGTGCTGCGTTGGGTGCGCTTAGGTGCGCGGTTCTACCGGGGCCTGTTCACGCTTGAACAGTTGGCCGGTGGGGTTCTCGGCAAAGAGCTTCAGGCCCTCTGCGGTAACGTGCATGGGGGTTTTAAGGGCTGTGTCTTCACGCTTGCTGCCGCGTTTGGTGGGCGTGAGAAAATCAAGCTTGTGGGTGATCTCGACCTGGTGGCTTTCGCCGATCTGGGCGATATCCAGCGTGATAACGACTTTGCCTTTCTTGCCGTGCTCGACAACGCCAGCGGCGACATCGGATAGGGCGCGGCCCATCTGGTTGGCGAATACGCCGGCGTTGAGGTTGGCGATAAAGTCGCCTGGTTCGGTTGCTTTCATGGTGGTGCTCCTGTTGCTTTAGCTGATGCGGCTATGCCGCCATGAGTGCCTGGGCCTGCACGCGGGTGTCGAGCCAGCGGGCGAGGTCGGGCAGGTAGATCACTCGCGGCGCGCGGTTGGAGTCGTGCAGGCGTGAGGGATGCAGGGCTACTTCGCCGTCTTTGATGAGGCGTAGCAGGTGTCTGTCGGTTTTGATGTGGGGCAGGTGCTCGGTGCGCACTTGCTCCAGCGTGAGGTAGGGCAGGGTGTAGCGGCGTTTGAGTTGCTCAAGGGTGCTCATGCGACCCCCTTTATGCGCAGCAGCTCGACGATGCCCTGGGGGCTGTTGCCGAAAACGGTTTGAATCAGGTGCGGGCCGTCCAGCACCATGACCATCAGGTTTTTACCCTGGGCATTGCCGGGGGCCACGGCGACTGTGTACGGCGCCGGTACTGCGGCGCGGGCTGCTGCGTAGGCTTCGGCCAGTGCCAGATCGCTGCTATGCAGCAGGTCCAGCCGGGTGAGGGCGTCTTGCCCTGCGGCCTGCGCTTGGTCCGCTGATACGGTGCCTGGGTGGCGCAGGTGCAGGGCGTAGAGTTTGAGTGCGCCGCGGGCGCTGTCGACCAGGTGCATCATGCTGCTTGCTCCTGATCTACTTGCTCTACTTTCACGCCCAGTTCTTTGGCCAGCCAGAGCAGCCCGCGTGGAGTGACCAGGGTTTGGTAATACAGCTGGCCTTTGCCATTGTTCATCAGCGGGTTTTTGGCGTGCTGCTTGAGCTTGATGACAAAGCGGCCGGCGTCGATATCGCGCTGGCGGGGGAGGCGGTTGTGGTCGAGGATGCCGCGCTCTTTGAGGTCGCGGGTCAGGCGGTTCTGGCCGCTGCGAAGCATCTTGGCGGCGTCGCGGAGGGTGAGGTTATGCATGGTGGCTGTCCCCCTCTGAGCTGGCCGCCGCTTCTGATGCATCCGCATAGTTCGCGCCGATGGCAGCCATATCGCGCAGCAGGCTAGCTTCCGAAAAGGTGATTACCTGAGCGCGCTGAGCGGCGCCGATGGCGCCCATGGGCTGGCCGTAATTAATGCCACCTGCATAGCCAGTAGGCCCAAATCGAACGTCCATCAGGGATTCGCGGATGTACTCGAGTACTGCCGGGCGTTGGGCGCTCATGCTGCACGCTCCAGCCGCCCGTTGGCGCAGTCGTCTATCCACTGTTTTACCTGATTGGTGAGCTGGTCAGCCGGTGCTTTGGGCAGCATCAGGGTGTGCAGTTCCAGCCCGATCCGCAGGTGGCAGCGCACTTTTTCGGCTTCGGGGTGTATTTGCAGGGTGCCGTCGCGGCGTTTGGTGCTGCCGTCTGGTTTCTGCTGGGCAAATACAACGCTGTAGCTGCCAGCACAGCGCACCTGGGTGGGCAGCAGCTGTTCGCTGAGGGCGGTGAGCTGGATCATGCTGCGCGCCCTCCGCCGTTCCCGGGGTCGGTGGGGTCGATCCAGCCGCCGTTGCCGGGGTCTTTGGGCTGGGTTTGCTTGGTGCTGAATGCGGGTGATGCCAGCCGGCGAATGAAACTGCCAAAGCTCATTAGATCCAGAAGCGATTCGGCATCGATAAACTCTTGGCCTGGTCTGCGCTCCCAGGTGTAGGTTTTGCGAGGTTCTACAAGGGATGGGGCGGCAGGATTGTCACCCACGACCACAGTTAGGCCGGTGCGAAAGCTGATGGCTTCAACTAGGGCTGGGTTGGACAGTACTGCTGGATGGAGATAAATACGGCATGGGGCCGAACTATGGTTGTTTGGTTGCATTTCGCGATCCCGTGGTGGGTGGATACGCAACCAGTAAAACGAATTGTTTTGATCCTGTCAACAACGAAACGTTGTTAACTACATGTCAATTACCGCGATATGTTTTATAGCTCCCCGGCATGCCATACGATTCGACCTTCAATTCGGAGGTGCCCTATATCGGAGTCGGTGGCCTCTTCATCTGGGAATAGGGATTTATTCAGGTTGTCACTACAAATTACCCAGCCCCTGGTGTGGGACTGAAATAAACGTTTAATGCTGATCTGGCCGTCAGGTCGACACAGTGCGTAAACTTTACCGCTGACGGGGGTGGTCTGCGACTCATCGATAAGCAACACATCACCATCAACGATTGTAGGCTCCATGCTCATGCCTTCTGCATAAATCACCCGGAGCTTTTCTGGCTTGAGATTCATCCTTTTCAGCCAGTCAACCTTGAAAACAAGTCCTCCTTTGACTTCTACGTGATCATTATCATAGCCGCTGCCGGCGCTGCCTTTTGCTGTGTATTGAGGTACCACAGCATATTGCGCGCCTGATTCACCGGTGCTTACTGAGGTTTCAACCTCGCCAATAAGGTAAGCCGCGGTTGTCTTTAGGGCTGCAGCGATTTTTTTAAGATCGTCAATGCTTGGCTCGCGAACGTTATTTTCGTAATTACCGATTCGAGCTTGAGCGCTTTTGCCTTCCCATCCACACAGCTCGCCAAGTGCGCGCTGCGAAACGGAGGGATGCATGGCCTCTCTGAGGTTTCTGATTCGATTGCCTAATGTATTCATCTGTCAATTATCACGAAATGTTTTGTTGTGCGTGCTTACTTATCGTGTTGCGCTCAAAACAAAACGTTGTTAGTCTCGCCTCATTGATAGAGGAACCTTTCATGAACCGAATTGCTGAAATACGTGCCGAGGGCAATCTGAGCCAAGCGCAGCTTTGTAGCAAACTGGGCTGGTCGCAAGGTCGAATTAGCAACTATGAGTCGGGCGCTAGAACCCCCGGACTTGATGACAGCCGGCGCATTGTTGAGGCGCTCAATGCCTTAGGCGCTACATGCACGCTCGACGATGTCTTTCCGCCTACAGAACTAAACCAGGAGGCCGCATGACATCACCCAGTATCTACGCAGATGATTTTGGCATTGGGACTGGGCTTGAAGTCGCTATTGCGCATACCGATCAGGGTCTGGTGCTGCAAGCGCGCCTGAACGGCAAAGCGTTCGAGAGCTATGCGCCACTGGATACTGAAACGGCTCTGGAAGCGGCGGGGTACCTCATTCGAGGTTCTCAACCACCACGCGCCCTGTTTGCTTGTCGCGGTACACCTGTTGGTTGAATTCAACCTGCACCAGGGTTGGGCTGCGTTGCTTGAGGCGGTAGAAGTCCAGGCCACTGAAGTCCAGTTCCATGGTGTCGGGATAGCCGTTTAGGAGGTCTTTAAGCATGCCAACCGTGATCAATTCGCTAGGGTTCTGAGCCATGACAGGTTCCTTCTGAAATAACAACAGCGGCCCTGGTAAACCAGAGCCGCAAATAGGTGCCGGGAAGTGGTCCACCCACCACAGACAGTCCACTCCCCAGGCGTACGACACAACCATGCCGCAGACCAAGCATAAGCGGGTTACCCGCGTCTTGGCTACGGCGTTACAGGGGATTTAACGCCATGAGTCGAGCTACTCAGTTGCCTGATCCGGTGATTGCGCCGGACATTCATCAAGCCATTTACCTGGCTAGCCGTGATTACAAGGGGGCGCAGACGGCGCTGGCCTATACGGTCGCGGTTGATCCGGGCACCTTTCAGAAGAAGGTGAGCCTTTCCAATACGACGCACAAGTTGACCCTGCAGGAGTTTCTGGCGGTGGTTGAGGCGACGGATGACCAGCGTATTGATGATGCCTATGCGCGGCAGCGTGGCGGGTTGTTCTTCCGGCCTACGCCAGTGCCTGCGACCAACGATGCTTTGCGCGCTCTGGGCAAGCTGCTGGCTGCTGAGGGTGCGTTTGTTGCCAGCCTGCATGATGGGGTGGCGGACAACGTATGGACCGCCGAGGAGGTTGAAGACCTGGAGGTGCACGGGCACAGGGTGATTGCGAAGGTGCTGGGCATTATGGCTGGGGCCCGGCAGGCGATGGAGGGCACCGACAATGGCTGATTTCTGTGATGTAGGGTCTGAGCGTACGCAGCAGATGCTGGATGATGCTCTGGCTGCGCGCCGTGCGATCGCTGAAAGGCCGGTGGTCGATCATCAGTACTGCGAAAGCTGCGGCTGCGCTATTCCCCTCAAGCGCCGTGAAGCGCTGCCGGGCGTGGATACCTGCGTTGACTGCCAGCAGATTCTAGAGATCTCGGGGGTGCGCCGTGGATAAGCAAACCCCTCCCATTCAGGTGCTGGCACAAGGGTATGCCGATGCGGTGTGCCTGGGCGGCATAGACCTGTGCGCTGACTTCTCGATTGAAAGTGAGCAGGGCAAGGCGCTGTTCTGGACGATGGTGCTGGGTGGCGTTGTCGGTTGCATGACGGCGCAGATCGGCGCAGAGCTGACCCGTTATGCCCTGGAGCAGGTGAAGGGTATACCTGAAGGGCTGGAGCGCGCGGCGCAGGAAGCGAATAAGCCGGCGTTGCGGTTGGTTGTGCCGGGTGCTGATCAGGAGGTGCCCCATGGGTGACAAGACGGGCATTGAGTGGACAGACGCGACCTGGAACCCGATACGGGGTTGCTCCCGCGTGAGTGAGGGTTGCCGTAACTGCTATGCGGAGACGGTGGCGGGGCGGTTTAGTAAGCCTGGGTTGCCGTATGCGGGGCTGATCGCCAAGGGCGGGCAGTGGAATGGCCAGGTGCGGTTGCTGCCTGAGATGCTGGACCAGCCGTACCGCTGGACGAAGCCAAGGCGCATCTTTGTGAACAGTATGAGTGACCTGTTTCACGAGAATGTGCCCTTTGAGTTTATCGCTTCGGTGTTTTTCGTTATGGGCGTCACCACGCGCCACACCTACCAGATTCTGACTAAGCGGCCCGAGCGCATGCTGGCGTTCTTTGATTGGCTGGGTGAAGACGACCGCTATGACGATGAAAGGATCATGGACTACTGGCCCAAAGGGTTGGAGTGGACGCCGGCGCACGGCGGGCGGGGTGGTTACGACAACTGCGGGCCGGTGTGGCCGTATGAGAACGTTTGGCTTGGTGTGAGTGTTGAGGATCAGGCGACTGCTGATGAGCGCATTCCCTTGTTACTGGAAGCGCCGGCGGCGGTGCGGTGGATTAGTGCTGAGCCGTTGTTGGGTCATGTTGATATTGCTTGGGCGCTTGGTCACATCTTCGGGATCGCTGCCGGGTTTTTGGAGCGTGGTAGCTTTTCACCTGGCTTGGAAACACTGAGACCACTTGATTGGGTTGTGGTGGGTGGTGAGTCTGGTGCCAAGGCCCGGCCTATGCACCCTGATTGGGCGCGATCGTTGCGTGACCAGTGCGCTAAGGCCGGTGTGCCTTTCCTGTTCAAGCAGTGGGGCGAATGGTCGCCGCGTGGGCCTGAGTCGATGGGTTATAAGCCTGTCGATGATGTGCCCAGAATACGGCTGACGGATCTGGGCGAGAACGGCCACGACCTGGGCGCGGAAGGTGAAAACCAAGTGCATATGCAGCGTATCGGCAAGAAAGCCGCTGGCCGCTTGCTGGATGGCGTTCTGCATGACGGTTATCCGGGGGTGGCTGATGCCTGATTTCCCTGATCTGACGCTGGATGACTTGGCTGGCATTCTTGACTGCGTGTCTGCCGACTGTGGTCACGAGACGCGCGCGCGGGTGGCGATGGGTATCAAGCATGAGTTTGGTGAGGATGGTTTTTCGGCCTGGTCATCTTGGTACCGGAATGCTCCAAAGTGGACTGAGAGTGAGTTGAATAGCATCTGGAAATCCTGCAAGGGGTCTGGTGCTAAGGGCACGGTCACTATAGGCAGTGTGATCAACTTGGCTAAGGAAAAGGGCTGGACCCGTGAACGGCGTGAGCTGTCTGCTGCTGAAAAGCGCCAGATGAAAAAGGATCAAGAAGCCAGGCGCTTGAAACGCCAGGCGGAGCTGGAAGCGGATCAGGCGCGGTTGCTGGCGATGCAACAGCAGGTGCAGGCGGCGACGATGCGATTGTTGGCTGAGTACACCAAGCCGCGCGGGAAAAGTGACTACCTGGCGCGCAAGCAGGTAAGTGCCTTTGGTGTGCACTTCATTACGCGGCCTGTGGTGTTGAGTATTGATGACCAGCTGCAGCGCTGCGATCTGTGGGCGGGTGATGATATCAAGCGGTTCTTTGATAGCCTGCCGAACCCGCGCCCTGACCACCACAGTTTCATGATGCTGAAGCCTGGCACGTTCATTGTGCCGCTGGCGGATATTGATGGGGTGATCTGGTCGTTTCAGTCGATCAGCCCGAGCGGTACCAAGCTGTTCCCGAAGTACGCGCGCAAGTCGGAGTGCATGCATTGCATTGGGTCGCTGGAAGATGCCGAGGTGATTGCTCTGGCTGAGGGCTATTCCACCTCAGCCAGTTGCTTTATGGCGACTGAGTGGGCGCTGGTGATGACGGTTGATGTGGGCAACATGGCGAAGGTGGCCAGGTTGCTGCGGGCGCGGTACCCGAATGCGAAGCTGGTGTTGGCGGGTGATGATGACCCGAAACCGGACGGCAAGAACCCTGGCCGCACTCAGGCGGAAGCTGTGGGTGCTGAGCTGGGTGTTGTGGTGGCGTTCCCGCGTGTGCCGAGCCAGAAGGTGGCGGCATGACTGCGCGCAAGATTGACTGGAATGATCTGCACTGCGAGTTCGGCCTTGATGAGGTGCGGCATCAGCTGCTGAAGGCGGCGGCGAATGAGCCGGCCGCGCGGCAGGCCAGCCAGGCTGATGTGATGGCGGACCTTCCCCCGGCCCCATCTGCGGCTGAGCCCGCCGGCTCTGGAAACGGGGCTGCTCCTACTGAGGGGGAAGGGGAGGGCTGGACGCTGGAAAGGGTGCTTGCACGCTTTGCGTTGGTTGAGGGCGAAACCAAGGTGTTCGATCTGTACCGCAAGGCGACTGTGAAGAAAACCGGGTTTGAGGCGATGCTGGGCAAGGCGCTGGCTAAAGCCTGGTTCGATCTGACCAATAAGAAGATGATTGATGTGGACCATGCTCGACGCCTGGAAGCGGAGGCGAAGCTGGGCAGGCGCTTGCAGAAGGTGACGGGCGAGAAGGGCCCGGATGTGTTCTGGCGCTATGTGTACCTAGATGGTTCGCAGGATATCTATGACCGGCAGTTGCGGCAGCGGTTGCCCTCGGGCGCTGTGAAGCTGGCGTTGGGTGATGCGTTCAGTGCTTGGCAGAACTCGAACCAGCGCCGGACGATACCTGCGGAGAATCTTGTATTTGACCCGCGCATGACTCAGTGCCCTGCCGATACCATCAATACGTTTGAGGGCTTGCCCCTTACCCCGAACCCCGATCATGAGTTGTGCGCTGGCATCGTGAAGCTGGTGCGGTTCTTGTGTAATGGCCAGGATGATGCGTTGCACTGGCTGCTGTGCTTTCTGGCGTACCCGTTGCAGAAGGTGGGCGCGAAGCTGGACACGGCGGTGCTGATGCATTCGACCATGGAAGGCTCGGGGAAGTCGCTGCTGTTCGATAAGGTGATGCGCGTGATCTATGGGGAGTATGGCGCGACGGTCGGGCAGGCGCAGTTGGAGTCCAGCTGGACGGCCTGGCAGGCGAACAAGCTGTATGGCCTCTTTGAAGAGGTGGTAAGCCGCGACCAGCGTTACAACCAGGTGGGCAAGATCAAGCACATGGTGACGGGCGCAACGGTGCGCATTGAGTCGAAGTTTGTGAACGGCTGGGAAGAGGCGAACTATATGAACGCTATCTTTCTGAGCAACGAGATTATGCCCTGGCCGATTGGCGAGAATGACCGGCGGATGTTGGTGCTGTGGCCGGAGCGTACCCTGCCGCCCAATGCGCAGCAGCGCATCAAGTGGGAGTTGGCCAATGGTGGTATCGAGGCGTTCTACCATTATCTGCTTGAATACCCTACGGGTGACTTTGACGAGCGCACGCGGCCGCCGCATACACCAGCCCGGCAACGGCTGGTTGAGCTGAGCCGGGCCAGCTGGGAAACGTTTTACTTTCAGTGGCGGGCAGGTGAGCTGGGCGTGCCCTTTGATATGTGCCTGACTCAGGATCTGCATGATCTGTTTCTGGAGTGGTGTGCAAAGTCTAAAGAGCACTCGTTGAGCGGTACCAAGTTCAGCCTGTTCCTGTCGACCAAGCCGGATACCTACAAGACCACCACGCAGATCGGCTGGGTGGATGATCACAAGATGAAGCATCGCTCGATGTTCTTTACGCCTTCCCCGCCCGCCAACCTGAAGCTGTCTGACTCCGCGCAGGTGGGGCAACAGGTGCATGAGTGGCGCCTGGCTGCGTGGCGGGCAGGGTGGAAGCTTGAGAAGTGGGAGAAGTGCGTTGGCTTTGCAGCGCCGCTGGCCGGATCTGGGGGCAAATGATGCCGTTACATGCAAGGGTTGCTAGGCATGCGCTAGGGTTCGATTTACCAACCCTAGCACGCAAAAACTTTGCCAGATCATGGGTTTACGCCTCCGTGCTAGGGTTGCACCGCTTACGGGGGCGCGCGCGCGTAAAAAACATCAAAACAGCCTATATGGCGTTTTTTTCTCACGCACAAGGAAATAACCCTAACAACCCTAGCAACCCTAACACTTAGATTAAAAGATACTGATTTATAAGGGTTTTAGGTTGCTAGGGTTGGGTTAGGGTTTGGCGGTTTCGTACTAGGGTCTGATTTTAAGGGGTAAGCCGATGATTGAAGTGATCGAAAGGGCACTGATTGCTTGGGGGCATGAGTTCCGGACGCGGGGCACTGTAGCGGCGTTGCCCTGCACGTTGGGGTCTGCCATCGATAACAAGGGCGTGTTCATCCGCAGTACGGCTGGGCAGGGCGGGGGTGGGGTTGATCTGTACTCGGGCGACCTGGGCGCAGTCGGTAGCGCTGTTGAGGCGGCGCTGGTTGCGATCCGCCAGCCGGTGCCTGCCGGTGGGCTGGGGCAAGTGGGTGTTGAGCTGGTGAAGCTGGCCCGCGTGCGTTACCTGGCTGACCCTATGCCGTTGGTTGAACATCAGATGAGGCGGATGGGCTGGCGGAGTGAGACCACGCACGGGGTGAAGCTGCACCACCTGCACAGCGCGTTGGAGCCTGTGCTGCTTCGTGAACTGCCTTGGCTGAAGCGCGTTGCATAAAGTTGCTACCGTTCGTCGGGCGTTATATGCGCCCATTATGAGTGCAAACCGAGTTGGGCGCAGGACCGGCGCAAATGGCGATAATAGGGGGTTTACGCCATTGGGGGTATGAGGGTTAATAGCAGCTATCTTTGTATAGCTGCGTCAGATCAGACCAGTTTAGAGACCCAAACCCGGCCACCGCGCCGGGTTTTTCATTTCTGTGAGCTGGAGCCCTCATGACTGATCCAAACCAAGTCCTACAAGAAACTGGCAAAGCCATTGAGGATCTACCGCTGTGGCTGTGGATCCTGATCTGCTTGGCCGGTGGCTTCGGGGAGGCATGGCGGGCATCACGCGACCCAGCCATAACCTGGGGCGAGATCTGCAAGCGAGTAGTGCTGCGTGCCGGTGCCAGCTCCATGTTCGGCCTGGGAACGTTTATGCTCGTCTGGTGGTGGGTAGACAACCCTGTGCCTGCTGCTGCATGCGGCATCCTTGTTGGGCTGATCGGAGCGGACATCGCCAGCTCACTGTATGAGCGCTGGTTTGCTAAAGGTATGGGTGTGTCTGGCGGCTCGGCCGGCGGCCCCGTGAATCAGTAATGATCAAGGTAACCACGCGAGGGCTACAGCAATCCCTCGCCGGCCTTAACCGACTTACCGATACGGTAATCCCTGGCGCTATAACGGACTCATTGAACTGGACCTCTTACAACCTGCGCGAGCGTTTGCAGGAAGAGATCAAGGGCGTGTTCGACAGGCCCACCCGGTTCACGGTGGATAGCATTGAGGTAATCAAGGCCACGCCCAACAGGGAGTCGGCAACTGTTCGCCTCAAAGACTATTCATCCAAGGCCGCACCCGCTGCGATCTGGCTGGCACCGCAAGTATACGGTGGCGCTCGAAGCGATAAGCGAAGTGAGAAGCTGCTGCGGGATCGCGGGATACTGCCCGCAGGGATGAACGTCGCACCTGGTGCGGGAATGAAGCTGGATTCGATGGGCAACGTTGGGCGTGGCCAGATGCAGAAGATCATCTCCGGCCTTGGTGCTTCGTTCGATCCCTACCAGCGCAGCACGAACAGTCGCCGCAGTGCTGGCAACCGAAAGCGTTTCTTTGTGATGACCAAGGGCAAGCGGCCTATTGGTATTGCTGAACGGTTCGGCCCTCGCAAGGAGCAAGTGCGCATCGTGTTGGCATTCATCAGCAAGCCCAACTACCAGCAGCGGTTCGACTTCTACGGCATTGGCGATGCGTTCGTTGCTGAGGATCTGCCGCGTACGTTTGAACGGGCGATGGAGCGTAGGCTGGGTGGTGGTCGTCAACGATTGGCTGCCTGATTTGTGCCGGGGTCCCTGGGCCCTAGGGACTCAGCAAGGGTAATTCGAATCCCGCTTGTTTTTTAGTGGGGGGGTGTGGAAGTTAGTTAACAGGGGTTAATTCTGTGCTGTCCGGTTAACTGTTTGGTTTATTGGTTAACAGGTGCCTGCCATGACGTTGATGAGGAAGTCGGAATACGCCGATAGCCGGGGCTGGTCGCGGGCTTATGTCTCGAAGCTGGCCAAGGCTGAGCGGTTGGTGATGTCCGACTGCGGCAAATTCGTTGATGCCGAGGCCACTGATGCGCTGCTGGCTGAGACGGCGGACCCCAGCAAGGCGGGTGTGGCGGAGCGGCATCAGCAGGACCGGATTGATAAGCATGTGGGTGACCTGGTCAAGCCTGCCGCGCCCACTACACCGGCGCCACCCAGCCAGCCGAAAGACAAAGGCACCACCGTAGATGGGCACAACTTCCAGAATGCCCGGGCCAAGCGCGAGCACTTCCTGGCTGCGCTGGCTGAAAACGAGTTTCGGCTAAGCCAGAGCCAACTGGCCGTGGTGGAGGATATCCGCCGGGCTGGATTCACGACGGCTCGCATGCTGCGCGACCTTCTGCTGGGAATGCCCCGGCAAATTGCTGCCGAGTTGGCAGCGATCAACGACCCCTGGGAACTGGAGCGCAAGCTAACCGAAGAGCTGCGGCGCGTGCTGGCGGATGCGGAACGCATCAGCGCCTCTGACCTGGAGGATGCAATCACCCCCACGAAGTGAGCCCTATGGACAACGCCTACGCTGACGGTGCTGCAGAGTACTGCGCCGCGTTCGTTGAAGGGCTTCGCCCGGATCCGGATCTATGGATCGATGTGTGGGCTGACGAGAACATGGTGATACCGCGCGAGTCGGGCGCGGCTGAGCCGGGGCCTTACCGCACGGACCGCACGCCCTATGCGCGCGACCCAATGCGCTCCCTGTCGCCGATGCATCCGGCCAAGCGCGTGGTGACCATGGTCGCCTCGCAGCTGATGAAAACGCAGATCGCCATGAACTGGATGGGCGGCTGCATGCATATGGCGCCGGCGAACATCCTGGCATTGATGCCCACCGGCATCCTGGCCAAGCGCCTATCCAGCCGCGTGGCGAAAACGATTGATGCGGTACCGGTGCTGACCGAGCGCGTTGCAGCGGTCAAGTCGCGAGACTCGCGCAACACGATTGATACCAAAGAGTTCCAGGGCGGCACGCTGCACATTGCCACCGCGGGCTCGGCGTCGAACCTGTCGGAACTGTCAGCCAGGTTCATCTACGGCGACGAGATCGACCGCTGGGACGTTGACGTTGATAACGAAGGCGACCCAATTGAACTGGCGGAAAACCGAGCCTCAACGTTCGGGCGCAACGCCAAGATCTACTACTCCAGCTCGCCGACGATCAAGGATGCCTCACGCATCCATGATCTGTTTTTGCAGGGTGATCAGCGGCACTACTACGTCCCATGCCCGCACTGCAAACAGCACCAGGTGCTGCTGTGGGAAAACCTGAAGTACTCGGAAGATTACAGCCGGGTGCAGTACCTGTGCAGCCATGCTGGCTGCGGTGCCCTGATTGATGAGCACCACAAAAAGTGGATGCTCGAGCACGGCGAATGGCGTGCGCACGCTGAGGGTGATGGCGAGACCGTCAGTTACACGCTGAACGCGTTGAACGCACCGCTGGGCTGGGTCAGTTGGATGGACCTGGCCAAGCAGTATGACAAGGCCTCCAAGGCGATGGAGCGGGGCGACCCTGAACCCATGCAGGTGTTCTACAACACCCGCCTGGCGTTGGTGTGGGACGCCACCATTGCCGGCACCAAAGCCAGCGAGCTGCAGGAACGTGCCGAGGATTACCGCCTTGGCACCGTGCCGCGCGGTGCATTGGCGCTGGTCTGCGCGGTAGACGTGCAGGGTGACCGCCTGGAAAAGCTGACGCTTGGCATCGGTGAAGGCATGGAGCGCTGGGTGGTAGACCATGAAGTGATCATGGCCGACCCCAGCCTTGAAAGCACTTGGCAGTTGCTGGACGAAAGGCTGAAGCGCCGGTACCGGAATGACAGTGGCGTTGAGATGGCCATTCTGGCAACCGCTATCGACTCTGGCGGCCATCACACTGACGAGGTTTATCAGTTCTGCCGACTGCGCCGGTGGCGCAACGTGTTTGCAATCAAAGGTTCCAGCCGGCCAGGCCGCCCGGTGATTGCGCAGCGGCCCTCAAAGGTAGACGTGACCTGGAGAGGCACGATCTTCAAGGAAGGGGTGGAGCTGTGGTTCATCGGCACGGACACCGCCAAGGACTGGATCTACAATCGCTATCACCTCGTTGATGGCCCAGGCGCGATTCACTTTAGCCAAGACCTGGCTGAAGACTTCTACAAGCAGATTGTGGCGGAACGCCGGGTTGCCCGGTACGTGAAAGGGCACAAGCGGATCGACTGGATCAAGGGCAAGGGCGAGCGTAACGAAGGCCTGGACCTGTTGGTGTATTGCCTGGCAATGGCGCACTACCTGGGCCTGAACCGCTACACCGAAAAGGACTGGGAGAACCTGCGCATGCGGCTCTGCCAGCCCAGCTTGTTTGAGCATGCGGCCGAAGCCCAGCCCGCAGCCGTTGATGATGACGCAGGCGAAGCAGAGGAGTTGCCCGCAAAGGCGGTACCAGTAGCGGTGAAGCCCTTGGCGGCACCCAAGCCTAAACCACAACCCCAGCCCGCGCCGGCCAACTCCATGCGGAGGTTTGGCCGCAGCGGCTACCTGAGCAGGCGGTAACCATGGCATTTGTACAAGCTGATCTAGACCGCATTGAGCGTGCGATCGCACGCGGTGAACGGTCAGTGCGCTATTCGGACGGTCGCTCAGTGGAATACCGAAACATTGAAGACCTGTTGAAAGCGCGCAACGAGATAGCCAAGGCGCTGTCTCCGAGCAACGTTCCCCGGCGCCGGTCTTACCGGCTTTATCACAAGGGCAAGGGTATCGCGTAATGAACCGAGTGAAGACCCAGCCCCGCAGGCTGAAAGCCAACAACAGCGCATATGAAGGGGCTGGGCAAGGTCGGCGCGCTCAAGGTTGGGACGCGCCAGACGGCTCGATCAGTACCCTGTCTATTCCACACATACGCACGCTGCGCAACCGTGCCAGAGCGGCAGAGCGCAACGATGGGTACGCGCTGAGCATTATTGAAAAGCGCGTAAGCAATCTGATCGGTACCGGCATTTGCCCGCGGCCGCAGATTGATGACCCAGACCTGCGTTCAGCCATGAACCTGCTCTGGGAAGACTGGGTGGATGAAGCAGACGCCGATGGCCGCACCGACCACTACGGCCAGCAAGCGCTGGTAAGCCGGATGGTTGAGCGCGACGGGGAGTGCTTCGCGCGGATGCGGCCCCGCAGGCCAGAGGACGGCTTTGCAGTGCCGCTGCAAGTGCAATTGCTGGCAGCAGACTTTGTGCCGCTGGACAAGAACGAACGTGCCCGCAACGGCAACCAGATCAAGGCCGGGGTGGAGTTCAATGGATTCGGCCAGCGCGTAGCGTACTGGATGTACCGGCAACATCCTGGCTCATTCAACGTAATGGGCACGGTCAACCAGCTGGTGCGGGTACCGGCCAGTGAAGTGCTGCACATCTTTGAGGTGATAGAGCCCGGCCAGGTGCGCGGCGTACCCCGGCTGGCAGCGGTGCTTAACCGCTTGCGCTCGCTGGACAACTACGACGACGCAGTGTTGTTCCGCCAGGAAGTGGCGAACCTGTTTGCTGGCTTCATCAAAAAGACAGCGCCGGACGGGCCTGCAGATCTGGACCCTACAACTGGGCGGCCGTTCGAGCGTGACCGCTCTGGCGACCCGATGATCGGCCTTGAGCCGGGCACCATGAATGAGCTGTACGACGGCGAAGAGGTGCAATTCTCCGACCCGCCGGATGCAGGCAGCACTTACAAGGACTTCATGCGGCAGCAGCTACAAGCGGCCGCTGAGGGGGCAGGCATTCCTTACGGGCTGCTGACTGGCGACATGACCGGGTTGAATGATCGCCTGCTGCGCGTGCTGATCAACGAATTCCGCCGCCGGATCGAGCAGCTGCAATTTGGCGTGTATGTGCACCAGTTTTGCCGCCCCGTTCGCGCCGCCTGGATGGATATGGCGTATCTGAGTGGCGCTCTGGTGTTGCCTGATTACGTGCGGCGCCGGCGTGAATACTTGCGCACCCGCTGGATCCCGCAGGGGCATGCCTACATGCACCCGGTACAGGACGTACAAGGCAAGCTGCTGGAGATTGGCGGCGGGCTGGCCAGCCGCAGCGAGCATGCACTGCGCACCGGCTATGACGCTGAAGTAATAGATAAAGAAAACGCCCAGGACAACGAGCGCGCCAAGCGCCTTGGCCTGGAATACAAAGCCTCCACCGCTGCCGTCGACGACGAAAGCGCACCACCTGGCAACGAGGATCAGCAATGAAAATGAATCGGCATGTGATTGGCATGGCACTTGCGGCACTTGCCGCATTGCCATTCCGCGTGTTCAACAAAATGGCCTCGCCTGAGTTGGATGAAAAGCATTGGTACCGCATTGACAACAATGCGGAGGAACCCGGCAAACCCATTGAAGTGCTGGTATATGGCGAGATCGGCAACTGGGGCATCACAGCCGCACAGTTCTTTCGTGATCTGGCTGCAGTTGATGATGGTGTGCGACAGATTCACGTGGGCTTCAACAGCAACGGCGGCGACATCAGCGATGGCTTTGCCATGCACAACGGCTTGAATCGGCTTGGTGAGCGCTGTGTCGGACGGATCGACGGGTTTGCGCTCAGTGCTGCGGGCATTGCCGTGACTGGCTGCCACAAGGTTTGGATGGCGGACAATGCCATGTTCATGATGCACAACCCCTGGACCTGGACAAGCGGTGACAGTGATGTGTTTCGCAAGATGGCGGATGTGCTTGACCAGTTGGTGACCGGCATTATTGCCAGTTTCAAACACCGCCCGATCACTGTCAGCGACGAAGAGCTCAAGCGGATGATCAACGCGGAGACATGGCTAACAGCGGAAGAGGCCAAAGCGATCGGGTTGGTTGATGAGATCCTCTCAGGCGGTGCTCGCGTCAATAGCCACGGAGATACGCGCATCATGAACCGGTACCGCAACATTCCGGATGCCGTCAAAGCACAACTGGATGCAGAGCCGGACCCAGAGCCGCCAGAACCCAATCCAGCGCCGGAGCCGCCTGCCCAGGATGACCCCCCGGAGGAAGATCAGGAGCCAGAGCAGATTGCAGCCACACTCGCGATCGAGCTGATTGCCGCCTGCACCAAGGAAGGCATCGGCAACTTTGCCCAACACATCATCAAAGCCAGCGGCTTGAAGAGCCAGGCCGATGTGCAGCGCGAGATTACCCGCGCCAAGAACATCCGCGACCTGTGTGCTGCGGCGCGCATTCCTGAGAAGGCAGAAGGTTTCATCAGCATGGGCCTGACGGAAGATCAGTCACGCGCCCGGCTGTTTGACGCGCTGGCCGGCTCAGGCTTTGGGGAGATCGACAACAAAGGCCCTACGGACAACCCGGCCCCAGCGGCCACCACCCGCGCAGTAAACCCTGGCGATATTTACGCCAAACGTAAAAACAACGCAGCGAAAGGAGCAGCGTAATGCAAATTAAAACAGAAGGCGTCCATGCCGGTGAGTTCCTCCTTTCGGAGGCCCCTGGCACACGCAGCCGCGATGAAGGCGTGCTGGCACCCACAGCGGTTGACCTGCCCGCCGGCCAGATCCTTGGCGTTATTACGGCTGATTCCACCTACGCCCCTTACGATCCCGAGGCCGTAGACGGCACCGAGACCGCAGCGGCCGTGCTCTTCAACCCCAAGCCAGCGAGCGATGAAGCACAGCTGGCCACACTGGTAGTGCGTGACGCTGAGGTGGTTGATACCCGGCTCACCGGCCTGGACGAAACCTCTGAAGCCGGCTTGCTGGTGGCAGGGATCGTGGTGCGCGAAGGCACACCTTAAACCTCACCCTCAACCCGCAACCCATTCAAAGCCCTGCCTAGCAGGGCTTTTGCATTTCAGGAGCACTACACATGGCTGATATTAATATCTTTGAGGATGAGGCGTTCAGCGTGCCCAACCTCGTTGCTACCATCAACGAAGAGCAGCGCGTGCCGGGCCGTATTGCCGAGCTGGGGCTGTTTGAAGAAGAGGGTAGCCTGACTACCACCGTCGAGATCGAGAAAGACGGCGACACCCTGCACCTGGTGCCAGCGGCTGATCGTGGCGCACCTGGCTTGGTTGTGACTGGGCCCAAGCGCAGCTTGATCCCTTTCACCACCATCCACCTGCCGCAGACGTTTACCATCCTGGCAGATTCCATCCAAGGCATCCGCGCCTATGGCAGCCGCACTGAACTGCAGGCCGTGCAGGATGTGGTCAACGCTCGTTTGATGAAGGCTCGGCGCGGGTTGGACGCTACGCATGAGCATCAGCGCATTGGCGCTATCAAGGGCATTATCGTTGACGCTGATGGCACCTCTGAGCTTCTGAACCTATTTGATCGGTTCGGTATCTCGCAGCAGACGCTGGCCATGGAGTTCGGCACCGCAGACACCAGCGTCAAGTCTGCGACAGCCCTGGACATGCAGGAAGACGCGCTGGGCAATACCACTGTCAACGGTGCTCGCGCTATGTGCGGTCGCACCTTCTGGACGGCGCTCATCAGCGATGACTCTGTGCGTGAAACCTACCTGGCCACTGAAGCTTCAGCAGCCCTGCGTGGCGATCGCCGACAGGCGTTCGAGTTCGGCGGCATTACCTGGGAACGCTATCGCGGCCATGTGAATGGCCAGCGCTTTGTTGCCGACGGTGAAGCTTACCTGGTGCCTGAAGGTGTGCCAGAGCTGTTCATGTCTGTGTTCGCCCCCGCGAACTACATGGAGACCGTCAACACGCTGGGCGTGCCTTACTACGGCAAGCTGGAGCGTTTGCCGTTCGACAAGGGCGTTGCAGGCGAAGCGCAGAGCAACCCGCTGCACATCTGCACCCGGCCGCGCGCGATCATCAAACTGACCGTTTAAGGCAGCACCATGAGCAGCCACTTTGACGACGCCTTTGCCGAGGCGGATGACATCCTGTTTGACACCTTCGGCGAGAAGGAACTGCCGCAGTACTACCCACCCGGCTCGGCCCATGGCCAGCCGGTGAAGGTGGTGCTGCACCGTAACCTGCAGATGGTAGGCGCGGGTGGCGTGTTCATGGTGGTGCAACTGGCGGTGGACCTACGCAAGGTGCAGATCCCTGCACCGCAGCGCAAGGCCGTGCTGGTAATGGACTGCAAGCGGTACGTGCTGGAAGAGCCGCTGCTGGATGACGCGCTGATCACCCGTTACTCACTCAACCCCTTGGAATAACCATGGCAAGACGCAACCTGCAGAGCGAGGGCCGCAAGGCGCTCAAGGCTCGCCTGGGTACCATCACTCCTGAGAACAACTACAGCACGCGTGCCGGTACCAATGTGCAGAGCGGCTGGTTTAACGAGGTGATCCAGGCAGAGAACGTCGCTTACCCGCTGGTGGTAGTGCAGCGCGCTAAAGACCAGGACCCCAAGCATGGCGCAGACGGCATCCGCAAACACTGCGGCTTCAACATCATCGGCGCGGTGAAAGCCGGGCTGGATGATTACGAAGACGCGCTGGACGATCTGGAGCTGGACTTGATCGAGTGCCTGATGCCACTGGAAGGCGTGCCGGTGGAATGGTTGCCCAATGGCATTCCAAAGCTGGTGATAGGCGCCGCACAGCAGGTGCCACCTGGTGAGGGCTTGAATGCCGCCACCGTGATTATTCCCGTTTATCTGCACCTGTTCGTGCAGGCCCACCCTGATTGATTGAGGTACACCGCATGACCGTCAAATCTGACAAAGCGGCTGACAAAGCCAAAGGCCCAGAGCGCAAGGAATACACGCTCAAAGCCAACCATACCCACCGTGGCAAAGAGTTGAAGCCTGGTGACAAAATAGAACTGACTTCCAGCCAGGCCCGTTTCCTGCGTGAGAAGTTGGTTGCCGCTACCACCAGTGCTGCTGCCGATCAGGCCGCGGCCGTGAAAGAGGGCTAAGCCATGCCATGGGTTAAAGAAACAGCGGTTATCGGCGGCACGCTCAAGATCCGGCGCGCTGGCAGTGGTTTGCCATTTGAGCCTATGGGCCTCAGTTCTTCCGTGCAGCAAACGCACGAGACCAATCAGCTCCGTATTGAAGATGCTAGCAACCCCGTGGGTGGCACCTATGACAAGCTGGAAAAGATCACGCAGATGGGCATTGCCATCAACCTGCGCGAGATCTTCAGCCGTAACTTGGCTCTTCAGCTTTATGGCACGGTTTACGACGTGCCTAGCGAGCAGATCACGGAAGAGGAGCGCATAGTCAAAGTGGGTGGAACTTCAATGCTGAGCAAGATGCCGCTCACCATTGACAGCATCGTCGACGAGGCCACTGGGCTGATTGAGTACGCTGAGGACATTGACTGGCTTATCACTGGTGCTGGCTTTGAAGTGTTGGCTGGTGGTGATCTGGCGACTGCTATTGAAGCGGCGCCTGATGGCGAGGCCTTTAAGGTTCTCGTTGATTACACCTCTGCTGATTACGATGAGATCGAAGCGCTGACCGACTCGGGCGTGGAATGGGAGCTCTTGTTTGAAGGCGCCAATGCTGTAGGCACCAAGGGCAAGATCAATGCTCACTACTGGACGGTCCGCTTTGGCCTGGCAGCGAGTATGGACTTCATCAACGTTGAAGACTTCATGGGCCAGGCAGTGACGGCTGAGGTGCTGTATACCTCGGGCCGAGGCCAAGGCCGCAGTGCATTCATGAAGATCAACAAGCAGAAGAACGTGCCGCTGGCGGCGTGACGTTATGAAAGTGCTGGGCTATCCTCCCTGATTTGGATGGTCAGGGAGGATGGGTTATGGAATGTCCAGCGTGTGGGTATGTTCCGAAGGAAGGCGAAGGCGATGGTGTGAGCTGCCCTGATTGTCATGTCTTTTATCACAAGGTGCTGCAGCGTCAGCTCAGGGAGCTGGAGTCAAAACAGAACGCAGCGTTGAGCGCAAATGCTCCAAAAAAACAGGTTGCTATGCCTGCCGCTACCACGAAGGTTGGACGCAGTGGTTGGTTTACAGCGCAGATGATATTCCTTGGCTTGGTGTTCGTGATTTTTATGGTTCAGTGCTCAAGCGGAGGGCGTTCCTCTTCTTCTAATCAGGCCAGGCCGGCCGATTCGGCCGAGATGCGAGAGATTAAGATGCATCGGGTTGCGCGGGATAATGTGAATGCAAGGCTGAAAGACAGCGATTCTGCTCAGTTCCGGAACCAGTTCATCGGCAAGGCAGGCACGCCGTGCGGCGAGGTTAACGCGAAAAATTCTTTCGGTGGTTATACCGGTTATAAGCGTTTTGTTGCTTCCGGTGGTGGGTTGGCGGTGCTGGAAGACGATATGGCGCCGGACCAATTTGAAGAAACTTGGCGACAGTTATGCCGCTAACAGATTATTTAATAAGCCCCCCCTCACGCGGGTTTGTCTTGCATTGGTATAGCAGGGATGCTGACTACCTTGCGCTCTGAAAGTGAACTGATTTGGCTGGGCGCTGAGGCAGTGATACATTTCTTCCATACGTCAGGGAGGAAAGTACATGCGGATTTTAATATTGGGACTAGTCATTTTTTTAGCTTCTGGTGCTGCCAGCGCTCAATCTGTGCATCGGTGCGTGGACGCTTCAGGGAAAGTCACTTTTACCCAAGCAGGCTGCGGTACGGTGCTTCAGCCGGATCAGGTGTACGACGCAACCAATATCGCCCCTAGTGGCGGTTCGTCCGTGGTGCCTTATGGTCGCGTGCCTGATACCCGCCGTGAGCCGCAGGATGCAACAGAGCCAAGATTTAAAGTCGTTGGGCCTAATGGCAGATGCAGAGCAACCGGTACTGAGAGTGAAGCCTACAGAAATGGCTACCCATCAAGAGGCATGTCTGTTGCTCAGGTGCGCTCTATGTATGGAGCCCCTGACCAGGTTTCAGCCTCGAGTAATGGCTATCTTAGGCACACCTGGTACAGCACGGACACGCTTCCAATGCGAAGCGTAAGCTACGACGAAAATCAATGCGTATCTGAGGTTTTTGCTAGTCAAAATTATCGCAGGGAGCCAGAAAGGCGTCAGCCAGGCACCCGGGCGAACACAGTGCGCCGCTGAAAATCTGTAATTCAAACTAAATAAACCCGCTCCGGCGGGTTTTTTATTGCCTGGAGAAAAGTATGGCCGGTATGGGCAAGAGTGTTGTTGCGAAGATGGGCGAGCGCGAGGTGATTTGCCGGGAACTGACGGTGGAGGCCATGCGCGGCTTGCTGGCCCGGGCGCCGGAGACGGACCTGGTGAGCATGGCGCTGTATGAGGATGTGCAACTGGGTGACCTGCCTGCCTTCACGGATCTGTCGGCGGCTGAGGTGGGCGAGGCTCACCCTAGCGAGCTGGATAAGGTGATGGAAGGCATCAGGGAGGCTAACCCGCATTTTTTCGCGATGCTGGTCAGGGTCACCAAAGCGCCTCGGCCAGCTTAGCGAGCCTGGATACTCTGATTTGCCACTTGACGACGATGGGCCACCAGCGGGTGCTGGATTACCCGTGGTCGTTGTTTCTGCGTGCGTTGAAGCCGACCAAGTGAGGGTGTGATGACTGATGTAGAGCTGCGCCTCACGGCCAATATCGACGAAGCCACGCGGGACGTGCGCACGTTCAGCAAGACCTACAAGGAAATGGTGGGCGCGGTAGAGAAGCCGCTGCGCCGGGTGACTGCCTTCCGCGATCTGGAAACCAGCCTGGAGAGCACGCAGAAGAAAATGCGCGAGGTGCGCGACCGGGTGCGGGAGCTGGGTACCGAGCTGGCGAACACGGCGGCGCCGTCACAGGCGATGCAGCAAGGCTACCGCAGCGCGGTTAATGAGCTGAAAGGGCTTGAGCGGTCCGAAGGTACGCTTACCAATCAGATTGCGCGGCGGCGCTCAGAGTTGCAAGCGGCCGGCATTGATACCAAGAACCTGGCCACCGAGCAGTCGCGCCTGGCTGATGAGCTCACCCGTGCACTGGGTGCGGGCCGCGCTGATGCGGCGCTGGGCGCTGCCCGGCAGAATCTGGGCGTGGGCGGCATTGAGGCCACCCAGTTGCAGTTGGTGGGCCTGCGCGAGCAGTACCGGCTGCTTACCCGCGACGGGAACCTGTCTGCCAAGGAACGGGCTGAGGCGGAAGCCACATACCGGCGCAGTGTGGGTGAAACGCTGGAACGCTTGCGCTCCATGCGTGAAGCGACCCGCCAGAACGCCAGCCAGGCCGAACGTGAAGCGCTGGCCACGGCGCAGCGGCATGAAGCGGCCCGCATGGGTATTCGCCGGCTGGCGGCTGAGCAGCAGTTGGCAGCGGTGCAGGCCCGCCAGGCAGGGCTGGAGCAAGCGCGCAATGATTTGGGCGTGAACCGGTACCGGGCCTTGCAGGCTGAGATTGTGCAGGTGCGCAACCAGTTTGAGCTGCTGCGCCGCAGCGGCGGCTTGACCAATCGCGAGCTGGCCCTGGCGCAGCGCGCTATGACCCAGCGGGTGCGTGAAACCCAGCAGGCCCTGCGGGAAATGAACGCGGAGCAACGCCGGGGCATGGCTGGCCTGGGCGGCATGCTGGGTGTTTTGGGGCCGGTGGCCGGTGGCTATGCGGCGCTGCGCGGCGTGCGGGGTGTATCGAACATATCGGACGGTTGGGTAGAAATGACCGACCGCATTCGGATTGCGACCGGCTCGCAGGCAAATTTTGAGAGCGGTATGGAGCGCCTTGAGGCGATCAGTGACCGCACCTATACCAGCATGGCGAACAATGCGGAGCTGTTCATCCAGTCGCTGTCGCCGCTGCGTGAGCGCGGTTTTGGCGAGGCAGAGACGCTGCAGTTTATCGAGGCCATCGGCCTTGGCCTGGTGGCCAGCGCAGCCAAGGGGCAGCGCGCCGAGGGCGTTATCAACCAGTTAAGTGGTGCGCTGCAAACGGGTGAGCTGCGGGGTGATGCATTCAACTCCATGCTGCGGGTAACCCCGGCACTGGCTGATGCGTTGGCCACCGGGCTGGGCAAGACCCGTGAGCAACTGGCGGAAATGGCCCGTGAGGGGCAACTGACCACGGATGTGTGGGTGCCTGCGCTGATCAGCCAGACCGATACCCTGGGCACCGCGGTTGATGGCATGGCGGTAACCGTTGAGGACGCCATGACCCGCCTAAACAATGCCTGGACAAAGGCGATTGGCGAATCGGATGTGTCGCCTTTGGTGCAGGCCATTGAGGACCTGCGCGAGGTGATCAGCGACCCGGCCGTGATGGAAGGGCTGACCAACCTGGCGTCACTGCTGGTGAGCATTGCAGGTATTGCGGTGCAGAGCGGTGGTGAAGTGGGCGACCTGGCTGGCCGCTTTGGCTTTGCCTTGCGGCAGGCGCGCGGACTGACCGGCGAGCTGGAGGAAATGGACCGGCAGATAAAGGATCTGGACCGGAGCATTGCCGGTACCGGCATGAACACCACGCTGGCCGGGTTATTCATTGGCCGTGACCAACTGGTGCAGATGCGCGAGGCCCTGGTGGCGCGTCGCAACCTGATGTTCCAGAACAAGGAAGAGGAAGTACAAATCGACAGCGACCGGCTGACGGCGTACCGGTCCTATGTAAGTAGCCTTGACGGCCTGCGCAAGGAACAGCTGGACAAGCTGAAAAGCTGGCACAGCGAGCAGAAGCGGCTGGAAACGGCAGCACTGCGCGACATTGAGAAGATTCGCGCTGACCGCACCAAGATTGAGGAGCGCTATGACGATGCGCTGCTGAAAATCCGGGGCGGCGGCGGGCCGGGCTCGTTTCTGCAGGCGTCTGGCCTGCGCGGTCAGGCTCAACGGGCTTTGCAGGCTGGCGACCTTGAGCAAGCATCAAAGCTTGCGCAGAGAGCCACGCAGATGCTAGTTGACCTGGCTGAGGCCGGCGACAACACCTATGGCTATGAAGGGCTTTTGAGCAGCCTGCGCGCGGTGGAAATGGAAGCCAGCCGCATTGAAGAAACCCGTGCAGAAGAGAAGCTGGCCGCGCTGCGCCAGAGCATGGCGGATGTGGAGGAACAGGCGAAGGCTTTGCAGGATATGCCGGTGTCTGTAGACCTTGACGAAGCCGCGCTGGCGGGCGTGCGTGAAAAGCTGCTGGCCTTGGCGCGGGACATGAAGCAGGAGCTGATTCTGCCTGTAACCGTCACTGCGCCAAGCCTGCCAGCGAATGGGCGGCCTGCCGACCCGGACGTGCCAATGGGCTTTGCCGAGGGTGGTTGGACTGGTCCTGGTGGCAAGTACAAGTTTGCGGGTTATGTGCACGCCGACGAGTACGTGCAACCCAAAAGCCGGATGCAAGAGCCCGGCGCGCTGGCGTTTATGGAGCGGTTTCGCCGGTACGGCATGCGAGCGCTGCCAGGCTATGCAGAGGGCGGGCTAGTGGGCCGCGCGTTGCCGTATTTGCCACCTGCGCCTGCGGGCAACACCAACTCCCCCAGCGGCACACCGCTGCACCTGAGCATTGGCGGGGAGACCCATACCGTGTATGGCGATGCTGATGTGATTGGCACGCTGGCCCGGGCTGTGCGTACACAAAACCTACGATCAAAGAGACGATAAACCATGGCTGCACCTTTGATTCTGGGGGGTATTGAGGTGACGCTGCACAGTGGTGCAGCGGAGCTGACGTACAGCGAGGCCGGCGGCGCGACCGATACGGTGCTGAGCGGCGGTGCAGTGGTGCGCTCGCGGCACTGGAGCAAAGAGCTGATCACCATCAGCGCCGCCGGTGGCTGGATGGCAACCGGGCTGGATGCCCTGGACTGGGATGCGGAGCACCTGCTGCTGTGCAATAAGCCCAAACGCATGGCGACCATGCCTGGGGTGCTGGACGTAACCCTGACCAGCGACCCGCGCCCGGATGTGCAGGTGTTTGCGCATGCCCTGGTCGGACGCGACTGGGTACCGGCTGAGGTGGTTGTTGTGGGCAGGGATGCGACGGTGACGCCGGTGGCGGGTGCGGTGCAGTACCGCGTTGGCTGGTACCCGATGTTTACCGTGTTATGCGCGCGGCCGCCAGAGTCTAGCGGGGCGGGTGGTGTGGACTGGCAACTCGTTTGCCGGGAGGCCTAATGCTGAACAGTCAGCCGTTGAACAGCGGCCCCCTGAACAGCCTGCCGGCCTTAGGCGCGGAGCCGCCAGCGGTGATCATTACGCCCGGCCGCAGCTTTGTTTGGCGCTGGGTTGCCATGCTGGGTGGCGAGGATGTGTCTGCCCAGTTGACCGGGCCGGTGCGCGTTGAGTGGGACGAGGAGGGCGACATGGTCGCCAGCCTGGCCCTGTGGTTGGGTGAGGAGCCGGTGAGCATCCGTGCTTACACCGGCAAAGAATTGACCCTGGATTTTGTGGTGCAGGTCGATCCGGATGTGGTGAGCCGCCGGTTTACGGGCTACCTGGTGCAGCCTGATTTTGATGTGCTGACGCGGGTGCTGAGCTGCACCGGTACTACGCGCCTGCAGGATGCTTTTGAGGCGATGTCGGTAGAGGCGATTGATGCGGCCGTTGGCGGCAGTTGGTCGCCTGATGTATTTGAGGAAACCGCCGGCCGCAGCCGTTGGGATTACGCCCTGGAGCGCATGAGCACGCGGCCCGCCGGGCTGAATGCAGCCCGCAACGGCCAGCCGCGCGTCACGCCCTGGTACCCGCCTGGCGTGGCGTTCGAGTTCGCTGAGGGCAGTACCGTTTACCAGAGCCTGGATATTGCCCTGGCAACCCTGAGCGATACCACCAACGTACTCGAGTTGGAAATTGATTACCGCTACCCGCGCTACCGGCAGCGCAACCAGACTTACGGCTGGCTGCACCCAGGCACGGGAGGTAACACCAGCCTATTGGGGTTTAACGCCTGGCGTGAGGATTCGACCGAGCTGCCGGATGTGCCGATGATTGAGGATGCGGTGGAGTCCGCCGGCTGGTTTATCAGTTGGGTGCGGTGGTACCGCCTGCCAGGTGACCTGCCCAATGAGCCAGCGCCCTGGTACAACAAAAACGTCGACCTGCTGTTGGGTGCTGAATTTGTGGCGGTGGTGCGCTGGGCGCAGCGGGCGGTAGAGCGCTACGTGGTGCGGTTGGTGATTCAGGATGCGCTGGACGCCGTGGGCGAGGTGGTTGCCCGCGACCGGGTGGTGCTGGATACGGATACCGATGCTGACCGGCTATGGGAACAAAGCCGCGAGACCGAAACCGATGAGCCGCCAGAAACGGACAACCCGCTAGACCGCCTGCCGCGCCGCGACCAGGAGCGGCTGGATGCCGCAGCGGATACGGCGTTACGCCGCGGCCGCGTGCAGTTGCTGGGGGCCCAGCGCGCCAACGTGGTGAGCTGGCAGGTGCCGCTGGCCCACGCGCTGGATGTGGACGGTGGCCAGCGCTTGCGGCTGCATGACCAGGGCGCGCTGGTGACCGGCACCGTGGTTGCGCTGACCGAGGAAGCAGACATTGAAACCGGTGAAGCCATGCTGACCATCAGCATGGCAGTGAGCCAAGGTGATGCCGCCGCCGTGGCGGATGTGCTGGCCCTGCCGGCCGCCCCGGCGTTTGAGGATGACCAGGCGCCGGTGATTGATGGGGTGCTGCCGACCCAGATCGGCCTGCGCATCAGCAGCCCGCCGTATGACGAAGAGCTGCCCGGCTTTGCAGGTAGCTACTCCATCGGCAACGGCGACCCGGCGCTGCGGTACCCGCGGCGGTTTGCAGTACCGACCCCGGAAATACCCGCGCAGTGGCGTGACGAGATTGTGGCCGAGCAGTTGGTGACGATCCGCGTTGCACCGCCTGTTGATCAACTGGAGGTATGAATGGCAACGCCAGATGAGCGCGCGGCGCGGATACGGGGCAACCTGAACACCCGCGCCGAGCGGTTGAGCGGTAACAACAACAGCCGGGCTGAGCGCATACGCGGCAACCTGACGGCGCGGGCGCAACGGCAAACGCGGGACCTGGTGGAAGGGCTGCAGGGGCTGATGGTGCCCGAAAGGCCCTTGCCCCGCCTGCCCCGTGCCGAGCCGCGCGGGGCAATCCCGGCGGCACGGGGCTACTCAGAGCGTAATCACCAGCCTGGCACGGAAGACGGAAGCGAGGGCGTTGCCAGCCCCTTCACTGAAGGTGCAACCCCTGCTGAGGGGCCAGTGCTGGACCGGGAGTACTGGGATACCACGCAGAGCTTTTCATACGACTACCTGCTTGCCTTTGAGATAAAGCCCCTCAAGGTGCTGAAAATGCGTGATGCGGAGAACAGGTTGGTTGAGCTGCGGTTTGCTGATCCTTCTGATACGCCGCCGCCTGATGACGGGGATGACTGACCATGTTTGATAGCCGCATAACGGAGTGGGCGCCGGGCCAGGTGCGCCGGTTTGGTTTGCCCTGGCATGGGCTGAAAGCCAATAACAAGCGAGAGTTTGAGGGGCGACTGGAGACGCTGACGCTAGATAATGGGCGGGTGATTCAGCTGGGGCCTGGGGTCTTTGATACGTTCGGGGGTGTAGTTGGCAACAGCTACCGCTATAGCGACCCCAGGGCCGTGCCGATAGAAATGACCCCGGAAGAGGCGGCGGTATGGGATGAGGCGGGGGCTCAGTGGCGCACTGATGGGCTGCTGCCCCACCAATTCGCCGGCCGGTGGGTGTATTTTGATGGCGAACAAAACTGGCGTGTTGAACTGGTGAACCACCAGGCAAATAACCCGACACTGAATCTGAGGCGTACCGCTGTGATCGGCCCCGAGATTCCGTTTCCGCCCAACCCTGTGGTGGCAACGGTCGCGGTTCAATCGCTGAGCCCGCCGCCGGCCATCAGGGAGGCGCTGGCAGGGACGGCGCGCGAAGGCGTCATTGTTATGCAAACACCAACAGGCGACCGCGCTTTGTGGATTACGCGGCGTAATGCGCAGTTTGGCCTGCGCGACTACCAACTGCCGATTTACGAGCTGTGGGAATACGTGCTGACGACTATTGACGGCGAGATCAGTTGCCAGCGCACTTTGCTCTGGGACATGGGCGAGGCGCTTGATAGCTTTGAGCTCAGTGATACCCGGCCAGGCCTGCCGCCATATCTTGGCGTTGATGCCTCTGCCTTCTGGACGCTTGAGAGCGCGACAGACGAAGGCGCTAACGTGTTGAGCGAGTTTGAGTGGACGTTGACTGAGGTAAGCAGTCCGACGCGTATGCTTATCAGCCATGAGCGCAATATTGTCCGCCGCTACACCGGCGTGCTGGCGACAGCCTATTATGACGATGAGCAAAATGTGTGCCTCGTTACAGTAAATGCAACGGCTACCTCAGACAGCGTTGCGGTTACTACGGGCTCGTTGATTGAAGATAGACAGGGCTCGGCTTTTGTGGGCAGAAGTCTTTCCGGTGGCAGTACCGAGTACTTTTGGAACGGCATTGAATCGGTAACCCCGCCTGAATACACGCTGCAGCTAACGATGAATTACCAAGTGTCTTCAGCCGTGGTGTTTGATTTGATTGACGCCGGCGTGGTTGTCAGCCAATTCAGAGCGCAGGGTACTGGCAGCCAGCAGAGGGTAGAGCGCAATACGTGGGACCGCTGTGGTTTTTACAATGACGCGCGCAATTTCGACATAGTGGCACCGCCCGGGTACGGCCCGCAATCGCCCAGCGATGGCGCCGTACTGCAAAACAACGTGACGCACACAGAAAGCTTTTCTTTGGATGACGTGGTGTTTGCCAGTGGTAGTGAGTCGACCACCAGCCAGGTGTTCGGGCTGGATGCAGTTTGGTACGCCATTCAGTTAGCGCTGCCTACCAGCGCTATGCTGGTCAACTTTGGGATAAGCATGAACATGCGAACGGAGAGCGCGCAGATTGTCGTGAGGCCAGTGCATTACAACCTGGCTATGCCTGCGCTTATGGGCAGTTACCGGCCTACCGATTTACCTGAAGACCGCCGATACCGCGTTGGCAGAATCGCCTGCCGGGGCGAGGTGCTGCCGGGCTTGTTCGCGTATAACGGCCCGGACGAAGACAGCGGCTTTAATAACTTTGGTCTTTTCGGCGCATGGAATGCGGTAACAGGGCAGTGGGTGCGAGATGCCGTTGCTCACGTTGAGTACATCTAACAGCAGGACTCATTATGCGATTTGAAAACAACTACCTGCAGCAGCTTACGCTGCCTGCCGGGGCGACCTCGGCCGCTTTGGCGTTACCCGATGGTGAGTATGTGCTGACCCTTGCCGAGGGACTGGTGAGTACGCGGTGGGAAATCGTACGGGCCGTTGTGGCGGGCGGCACCGCGACACTCACGCGAGGGCAAGAGGGTACGGATGATCAGCTTTGGCCGCAGGGTAGCGTGATCTACTGCGGACTGACGGCCGGCACGCTGGCTAATATGCTCCAGCGGCTGCCGGAGCTTGGCGTGCTCGATGACATCATCGCGCGCCTGGAGGAGCTTGAAAGCCCTGAAGCCGGCGGCGGAGACAATCAGTTTACAATTCTGACTGGTAGCGTGACCTCTGGTGACTACAGCTATATCGGCTTTGACGCGACTGATGGAGTAGGGCAGATAATCAAGGTGCCGGACCTTTTTGCAGGTTCTGGCGGGATCGGACTTGGGTTCATGCGTGTGGAAAAGTGGGGCAACCCGGAGCAGTACGCGGTGACAGCATCGGGCACCAGCGAGGATCTTGTACCCGCCGGCTACTACGACATTGCTGGGCCGGGCATTCCCTCAGGTATAACGGTGCAGATATTCTCAGAGCCGCTGAGCAATGGTTTCGCCTGGTCCTTTTACCATGAGCTTGGCACGACGCCCGTCGCCTGGCCGGAGGCCACCGAGATCACCGTTACAATTACGCAAGAAGAAGCTCAGCAGTCCTAGGTATTCCCCCTCTCTTAGCAATTAATACCCTTTTGGAGACAGCCGCTTATGCAGCCGGCGAACGTACCCCTGTGCCTGATTCCCGGCACTACCCATCGCAGCGTGCTGCGGGTGATGCAGCCGCAGTTTGAATACCGGCCGGTGACGGCTATAGCCGCCAGTGCCCCGGTGCGCTTGACGGTGCCCGGGCATGGCCTGCCGGCTGAGAGCTGGCATTGCTGGCTGACGCGGGTGCAGCAGATGCCAGAGCTGAACCGCGAGCCGCTGCGGCAACTACCGCACCGGGTAACGGTGGTGGATGACGACACGCTGGAGATTAACCGCATCAGCGCCACCGGGCAGCAGCCCCGCGGCGGTGAGCTGGTGTATCAGCCCCCGGTGGATCTGGCCGGGGTTGAGGTGGTGATGCGTGTGTTCGACAAGGCCGGCGGGGCGGTGCTGCTGGAGCTGAGTTTGGGAGACGGCCTAGAAATTGTGGGCCCGGGCACGATTGAGCGGGTGATCAGCGCGGACCGGGTGATACCCCCGACAGCGGCCTGGTACTGGGTAGAGGTGCGCTACCCAGACGGCACAGAGCACCGCTACTGGCAGGGGAGCGTGACCCTGGGGAATGCGTGATGGACGGCTGTTACACGCTAGAAGCGCCGTGTGCCGAGCAGGACCAGGCCGTTGCGGTACCGGTAGCCTTTGAGGAGCAAGGCGCGGCGCTGAGTGATGTGACCGAGCACGCGGTGACGGTGGATGTTGAGCCTGAGGTGGTGCTGGTGACGGCAGGGGAGCAGGGGCCACCTGGTGCGCCGGGCCCCGGCGCCTTCGCTGCATGGCTTGAGCGCAACCCCGGCGGCACCTTTGAGCAGTTCATGTCAGAGCTGGGCTCTGGCGCAATTTGGCAAACAACTGAATGGTGAGCACATGGCATTGGTGAAATTTTACAAAGTGGCGTCCCTACCTGGCTCGCTTGAGCCAGACGCGTTTTATTACGTTGAAAACGGCAGCTATGCCGAAAGCTACATTACCAATAAGGCCGGCGTGGCACGGGGTGTAGGCAACTCCGCGATGATCAACGCGCTGATTGATGCAGCCATTACCGACGCCTTGGCCGACTACAACGCCCTGGAGATCGTGGCGGACATAGCCGCACGTGACGCCCTGGCTTTGACCCGCAATGCTCTGGTGCTGGTGATTGACGCCAGCGCAGATGCCACGGTGGACGCAGGCTCTGCGCTGTATGCCTACAACCTGGCTACCACCAACTGGACCAAGGTGGCTGAATACGAGTCGATGGACATTGTCATTCAATGGTCGGCGATTCAGGGCCGGCCCAGCTCCAGCCCCGCGCAGATCGACAGCAGCGTGAGCCAGGCGCACAGCCACAGCAACAAAGCCGTGCTGGATGACCTGACCGATAACGCAGGCCGCCTGAACTACAAAGGCGCAGCCATCACCACCGAGTGGCAAACCAACAACTGGTGACAGCGATGAGTGTGATTCGCCAACACAAGGTAGTGGCTGCGCTGCCGGCTCCGTTGGAGGCAAACAGCCTTTATTACGTGCGCGCCGGTACCGGGTTTGATGTGTATGTAACCAATAGCACTGGCCTGATTGCGGCATACAACCTCAACGCCTCAGCAACCCTGGATGCAATAGTGCCACCGCTGCTGGGCGCGATCGCTTACAACACCGACATGGGCGGCCAGGCCGCACGCGCCGTTACTGATGTGATTGGCACCGAGCGTGCGGTTGAGCAGTTACTAGGCCAAGCGGTTTACAACGCGGATCTAGTCGGCCAGCTAGTACGGCTACTCACGGCTGACACGATGGCCTTGAAAGGCCTGAGCGTGACCGCACTGGATATCAATGCAGACACCCTGCGCCTGCGCTCCACCCGCACCCCTGCTGCGGCAGACGCAGCAGGCGAGGCCGGCGAGTGCTGCTGGGATGCCGATTACCTTTACCTGTGCGTAGCGACTAACACCTGGAAGCGCACCCCCTTAACAACATGGTGACCCGATGAACTACATGGAATCTGCGGTAACCGGTGACAGCTGGACGCGCTGCTGCGCCGTGAAAGTAGCCAACAGCTACCAGCAAGCCCCGCTGGTGGAGTTTGTGGAGGAGCGCCTGACGGCGCTGAGCGACGGCCGCACCTTGCGCGAGAGCGGAGCCGCACCGCTGAGCCTGCGCTATGAGCCTGGCATGCAAATACCCATGAGGGACCCCGCCACAGGCCTGCCGACCGGCGATACATTCCCCATCGATCTAACCCACGCCATGATGTACAGCGCCTACCTGTACGCAGCAGAACAGCGCGACGCGATGCAAGCACCGCCGGCAGAGGAGCCCATCTGATGGCCTTGACCATATCAGTGACTGACGTGCTGCGCCGCAGCGTCGAAGCGGCCAGCGGCGGGCGCAATACCGTGCTGTACACCACTAAGGGCCAACCCTGTTATATGCACGTGGTGCCGCAGTTTAGCGATGCTGACGGCGTGCACCCCATGTTTGTGGTGGGCGGTGTGAACAAGCCCCAGCGCTTTATTGGCATGTATCCCGGCGTGATCCGCAGCGGTGAGCTGTTGAGCCTGCCGGGTGAAGATCCCGCGAACAGCGTCAACTTCGACAACTTTCTCAGCACTGCCCGCAGCAACGGCAATGGCTGGGGATTGATGACCAATGCAGACTGGGCGGGCACTGGGCACCTGTGCCTGCAAAACGGGTTCCAGCCCAACGGCAACACCAGCTACGGCCGCAGCTCGGACGTGCCGGCTGAGCAGGGCGTGCGTGGCGACGGGCTTGCCATCGGCAGTACCTCCGGCAACGCGAGAACCCAGACCGGCTCCGGACCCACAACGTGGCGCCACGACAACACGCCCTGGGGCATAGCCGACTTGAACGGCAATGTGTGGGAATGGTCGCCGGGCATGCGCATCGTGGCCGGCGAGATCCAGATAGTGCCCGGCAACGACGCAGCTTTAACCGCGCTGGATCTGTCTGCAGCCAGCACGGCGTGGCGCGCTATAGATGGCGCAACGGGCGCGCTGGTCAGCCCTGGATCGGCAGGCACAGTGCATTACGCCGTGTCGGGCTCAGGCGATTACACGCTGGTGCGTAATAGCGGGGGCACTTTTGAGGGTATGACCAACCCCGGAGGCCAGCCTGTGAGCGCCGCTGCACTGACAATACTGAGGCGGCACGGCCTGTTCCCGCGGCAATCTAGCGGGCTGAGCGGTGATGCCTTTTACATCACGCTAACAGGCGAGCGCGTGCCGGTCCGTGGCGGCAATTGGGCGAATGGCGCGGCCGCTGGCGTGGTCGCGCTGCGCCTGAACTTCACCCGCTCGAACGCGGTCGCGAACGTCGGTGCCCGCCCCGCTTTTGCGGCCTGATACCTGCATCTTTCACTCTGTTGAGCCCGGCGATAGCCGGGCTGTAAGGATCGCGCATGACCGATGTTGCAAGGATTACCGAGCCGGGCCAGCACGCGCTGGAGCTCGGGCGCAAATGTGAAGATATGATCGCCACGGCCTATGTGGCGCTGCGGCAATTCCCCAAGTTTGAGCGGCATGTGCTGGGCGCTGAAATACGCCAGTCTCTTTGGCAGCTGCTGAGGTTAGTAACGATCTGCGGCCGGCGTTACCACAAGAAAACCACGCTCGAGCAACTGGCCGTTGAGATTGATATGTTGCGCAGTTATGTGCGCACGGCCATGAAGCTGAAGTATTTGAGCTTTGATAAATACGAGCGATGGCAACGCCAGATTGATGAGATTGGCCGCATGATCGGCAGCTGGATTAACAAGCTGCGAGCACGCGAGCAAAGAGGGTAGTAAAGGGCTGGGCGTTATGCGCGCGTGCCGATCCGTGGCGGCAATTGGACGAATGGCTCGGCCGCTGGCGTGTTCACGCTGAACCTGAACAACACCCGCTCGAACGCGAACACGAACATCGGTGCCCGCCCCGCTCTTGAGGATCGTCAGAAGCGGTAAGCCTAAGGGCTCGCCGACAGCACACCTTCAAAAGGACGCCCATTCCTCGGCGCAAGCCGGAATACTAAACAGACAGGCCGTTCCAGTAGCCCGCGACCGTTCGGCCCTGTCGACCCAAAAGCAGGAAGCATGAAAACTTACTCAAATTTGATTGAACAAATATACGACTTTGAGAATCTGTACCGTGCCTGGCTGCGAGCAGCACAGGGCAAGCGGGCGCGCCCGCAAGTAATGCGGTACGGCTACCACTTGGAAGAGAATCTGATAGAACTGCAGAACCACTTGGTGTGGGGCACCTGGCAAACAGGCGAATACCGGCACTTCACGCTGCATGAGCCCGTGTACCGTGAAGGCGCGGCGCTGCCATTCCGCGATCGAGTGATGCACCACGCGCTGGTGGCCATCATTGAGCCCTGCTTTGCGCCCAGCTGGATAGATCACAGCTACGCCTGCCGCGCTGGCAAGGGCACCCATAGAGGCGCGGACTACGCCCAGGCACTCATCCGCCGCGTACAGCGGCAGCACGGGCAGGCTTATGCGCTGAAGGCCGACATCAGCAAATACTTCAGGAGCATTGATCACGGTGTACTGAAGCGCTTGATACGCCGCAAGATCACCTGCAAGCCGACGCTGGATCTGATCGACGGCGTTATTGATTCAACAGCAAGCCCTGATGATGCAAGGCCCTACGGCATACCGCTGGGCAACCTCACCAGCCAACTGTTCGCCAATGTATACCTTGATGCGCTGGACCAGCACGTAAAGCACCGCCTGAAAGTGCGCCATTACGTGCGCTACATGGATGACTTCGTGATCATCCACCACGACAAGCAATACCTGCACACCTTGAGGCTCGAAATTGAAGCCTGGCTGGCAGACCAACTGCACCTTAAAACCAACAGCAAGACACAGATATTTCCCGTCGGCACCCACCATGGCCGGGGCCTGGATTTTCTCGGGTACCGCATATGGGCAACTCACCGCCGCCTGCGCAAAGATTCTATTGGCCGAATCAAGCGCAGCCTAAAGCGCCTGCAGCGTGAATACGCCACCGGCGAAATTGACCTGGAACAGATTAGGCCAGTAGTGCATAGCTGGCTGGCTCATGCCTCGCATGCTGATACTCATGGGCTGCAAGTTGCGATACTGGGGGCGTTTGGGTTTGTGAGGGATGATCCGAAAGCGGCTAGTTCTGAGTTTCGTCCATCGGCGGGCGCCCAGCAATCTCCTCACGCTGAACCGTGACATGCTTCGGCGCATCAACGCCGAGCTTGCAGCGTTGGGCGCCGTCGCCTTTGAGTACCGTGATGGTGATGTCGTCGCCGATGGTGATGGCTTCGCCGATCTCGCGCGTGAGTATGAGCATAAGAAGTCCCTCTCCAAAATAACGATGATGCCCGGCTGATCCGCCTGCGTCTGCGAACCTTTTCACATAACCGCCTTCTGGCGGTTTTTTTATGCCTGCGATTCAGGAGCAACCCAATGCAAGCAAAAACACTGTTTATCAGCGCCGGACATTCCGATGCTGACCCCGGCGCTGTGGGCAACGGTTATACCGAGGCCACCATCGTGCTGGAATTTCGGGACCTGCTGGCCGGGGCTTTGCGCGCTCGGGGCGTGGCGTTCACCAAGGACGGGGAGCGTGGGCAGAACCTGCCACTGGCGAAGGCCTGGCGGATGGCGGCGCAGCACGATATTGCCCTGGAGTTTCATTGCAATGCTTTTCACTTGCCGACGGCTACGGGGGTTGAGACGTTGAGCTGGCCGGGCCAGATGGAGTTGGGGCTGCGCATTTGCAAGGCCATCAGCGAGACACTGGGCATCGCTAACCGCGGGGCGAAAGGTGAGGCCAGCGGGCAGCACAGCCGGCTGGCGTTTGTGAGTAGCGGGGGCGGGACGATCGTGGAGCTGTTCTTCATCAGCAACCAGCGCGACGTGGACATATACCAGCGCTGGAAGCTGCAACTGGCGGAGGTGCTGGCCAATTTGCTGGCGGAGGAGGTGATGCGTGCCGACTAAATACAAGCTGTTGATGCAGTTGGCCGGCGGCGTGGCGGTGTTGGCGGTGCTGGTTGGCATCGCCTGGTGGATCGTCTCCCCACGCATTGAGCTGCAGGTGCAGCGCGCGGAGCGGGCCGAGAAGGATCTGGCCAAGGAACAGGAGCTGACGAAGATGCAGGCTCTGGTGCTGGAAGGCCAACAGCGGGAGATTGACCGCGCTGCGGATATCGACCGGGGCATCAAGCGGCTGCAGCAGACGATTACACAACAAGGCCGCCGGCAGGACCGGGCCATTGAGGAGTTAAAGCGTAATGATCAAACCATCCTGGATTACTTTGCTTTGCCTGTGCCTGCTGATGTCGGCGTGCTCTACGCACGCCCCGACACCACCGACCCTGCCGCCTACCGCGCCGGTAATGAAGTGCGACCTGGTGCTGTGCTACCTGCCGGGCCGGGGGCCGCTGACGGTGACTGAGGATTGGCGGTTGGCGTTGGATGATGTGGAGGCGGCGTTGGAGTCTTGCGCCCTCCAGGTTAAGGGATGTATTCAGCGGCAGTCCCTTGCCCCTGAGTGACTACCTGGTTAGAGGTAGATCGGTACGATTTCAAGCAATGTGTGCGCAATACGCAGCAGCTCGATAGCCAGCTGTAACCATAACGATTGCATAGAATGATCCCCATGCGTGGTGGGCCATAGTTATATGCAGATTGACAGCCGACTTTACAAAACTTAATGTGACCTACGTGACTAGGTGTCGGTGAAAGCTGCACGCCTCATACAAGCCTGAGCGCAGTGCAATGCGTTTGGGCTTTTTTTTGCCTGTTTATTCCCGTTTACCAGCCCGCTCTCTAACATCTCAAGGGGTCCTTGGTTTTCGTGCCCTCCTAGAAATACATCGCCCTCGCAACCGTTAAACACAACATGTTGTGGTATTTGCAGAATTGATCACTAACGGGGCTAATGCTAGACGGACTTGCCCTTGAGCGCAACTCATAAATATTAATGCTTTGCAATATCTACCCGACGAATGACACTTTTTTGTTGCAGAATCGGCAAGCGTTCGCTAAATATTGCTATGGCTGGAGGTTGGAAATTAGGCATCTCGGCTGAAAGCAAATTGATTAGATGGCGTCAATGAGGCTGGGTCCTTTGTTCTTAACATTTCCGACATCCTTGCCCACCTCGTACCATTCAAACGATTCTGTAGGCTCGGCATGGTGCCTGGCCATATCCTCGGCGCGCTCCGGTGCCAATCCACTTTCCAGCCATTCCCTGGCCACATCTGGCGGCAGCACCACGGGTGCCCGGTCGTGAATGTCGACCATGCCCTTATCGCTTGCTGTAGTGACGATCGCAAAGCCATCTGTGTCGCTTGCCTGCCCATCCTCCCCGCGGTGGAAATGGCCGATGGCGGCGTAGAACATGGGCTCGTCTGATTTCAGCTTGATGTAGTAGGGCTGTTTTCGCTTTGAGTCGTCCGGATCCTTGACCCATTCATACCAGCCGTCTGCCGGTACCAGGCAGCGGCCATTCTTCCAGACGGTCGACCAGTATTTGCTGGTGACGGCCGTTTCCAATCTCGCGTTGATCGCAGGCGGCCTCTTGCCTTTGCCCCGGGCCCAGTGCGGGGCATAGCCCCAAGGCACGGCGCTCATGCGCAGGCCGTCTTCATCCAGGTGCAGCAGTTGCACGTGGGTAGTGGGCGCAATGTTGTAGCGCTCTATCGGCTCGTCGCTGGGAGTAAAGGCGATGGGTGCTTTCCAGTTGAGCCGTTCAAGGTAACGAATCTGTGCCCTGTACTGAGTGAAGCGTCCGCACATAGCCTTTTCCCTCTATTTGTATGGTTGATAAACCGGCACCCCCGCAGCGCGAGCCCCCGCAATCAGATTCATGTACTCCCCTTGGCCAGGGAAGGCCACAACCCCATCCGGTTTCATCTCAAGCATCTGCTGCGTGCGGATCTGCTCCGCATACCTGCCGTTCTTCGTCCCGCCCACCGGGCACCTGGTCATCAGCTGGCCACACTCCAGCGCCCACTCCCTAGCCCAGCGATCCGCACCGGTAGGGCAGTCGCCCTGGATAATCTCTTTTATGGATCTGTACGTGTGTATGTGATCCAGCACCCGGTAGACAGCGCGCTTGTCATTGAAGTGCCTACCGCCGCAGACGATGATTCTGACTGGCAT